CCTATTTTGAATTGGGGTCTATATGTAAAAAAAAAATTTTGGAAAAAATTTATATATATATGGGTTGGTATATTTATTATAGATGAAAAGATTAATTATAACAGAGGAAGAAAAGATAAGTATAAAAGGTTTATATGAACAAAAGGCTTTATTAAATATTTTAAAGGGACTTGGTAAAAACCTTGGTTTGGGGTTTGAAAAAAAAGTTGGACTTGGGGTATCAAAACAAATTGCAAAATCCCCAACTAAAATAAAATTAAAACCGGTATTAGGTTTGGGTAAGGAACATATAGTATATGAATCTGCAATATTCCCTAATAAAATAATTAAAGTTGAATTAACACCAGGTACTATCAATAAGTGGTATACTATTTTTAACAATAGACCTGATATTTTTCCAAAGATATATAAGACCATACAATTGGTTGATAAGGAAGGTAAAAAATTAACTGGTGTTGTTATGGAAAAATTAAACACTTCAAAATTTACAAAGTTGTGGTATGAGATTGAAGATGAAATGTATCTATTCTATAAAAACTCACCAACCTTAGATAAAGAAGGTTCATTGGAGGGGATTGTTAAATATATCAAAGAACCTAAGGTTAAAAAACAATGGGAAGAACTTTTAATATATGTAAAGAAAGAAAAACCTGAGTTAAGTAAAAGTATTGATGAGTTTTCAAAAATGGTGAATGAGTTATATAAGATTAAAACAAATCCGGATATTAGAAAATATAATTTTGGTTATGACAATAACGGCGTTTTAAAATGTTTGGATATATAAAAATGACATGTCTCCCGGTCCAAACTCCCTTCGGTCGTGGTCAATCCCCCCGCCCCCTTTTTTTGGAATATGAAATATGAAAAAATTTTAATTCTTAACTATTGAACTTTAATGGTAATTTATTATTTTTATAATAAAAAAATATGTCATTAAACTTAAAACATTACGATTTTATTGAGATTGGTACTTCAGATTTTGACACATTAATTGGGGACTCAAATGATGACACGGTTGGTATTAGTATTGAACCGATAAAATATTATATTAACAGATTACCCAATAAACAGAATGTAATAAAAGTTCAAGCTGCTTTATCTACAGAAGATGGTGAGGTTGATGTCTACTATATTGAGGATTGGAAAATAGAAAAAAATAATTTACCTTGGTGGGTTAGAGGTAGTAATTCAATTAATAATGCCCACCCTTTCGTAATTAAAGAATTAGGTGAAGAATTATATAATAGTTTGGTTACCATAGAAAAAGTACCAACAATTAGTTGGGGAACATTAATTGACACTTACGGTGTTGAGTCAATAGGTTATTTAAAAATTGACACTGAAGGACACGACCATATTATTTTTAGGGATTTTTTGAACTATTGTGAAAAACATTCATTTCCAATTCCAAGTAAGATAACATTAGAGTATCACGATGGGGTTTCAAATAAAATTGAGATTGATAAATTAATTTCGGAGTTATCCGGATATCACATTACCAATCACAATAGTGATATTACTTTAATTAAACCTCAAATTCCAAGAATAATTCATCAAACATTTAAAACAAATAATTTACCAACTGAATTAAATGTGGTTGTTAAAAGATTACAAGATATGAACCCCACTTTTGAATACCGATATTATGACGATGAGGGTTGTATTGAATTTATTAAAGAAAATTACGATGAGGAAACATTAAATCTTTATTTAAGTATCAATTCAATTTATGGGGCAGCAAGAGCAGATTTCTTTAGATATCTTTTAATGTACAAGGTTGGTGGTGTCTATTTAGATATTAAGAGTTGTACTACAATTCCATTGGAAGAAACGTTATTACCTACCGATGAATATTTGTTAACTCATTGGGAAGGTTTAGATTGGGCTGACGAATTAAATTATCAATTTGGGGAATTTCAAAATTGGCATATCATTTGTCGACCTAAACATCCGTTCTTACATCGTGTTATTGAAATCGTTAAAGAAAATATTAAAAATTATATTGATGGGGATAGTAAATTAGATGTGTTAAGAGTTACCGGACCTATTGCATATAGTCGAGGTATTCTTGAATTATTATCAACCCATAAAACAAACCAATTTAATTCTCCGGTAAGAGAATTTTTATTGGAAAATGAGATTGGGTTAGGGTATGTTCAAACCTCAACACATCACTATCATATTTATGATAAATCATTCTCAAAAGATGAACCTTTAATTATAAAAGACGTTTTAGGTAAAACGGAGTAGTCTTTTGATTTAATCCCCCCTTTTTTTGGGATTAAAGATATTTATTTGATATGAGAATTATTATTACGGAGAACAAGTTGGTGAATATGGTTAACAACACATTGGGGTATGACTTGTCGGATAAGATTGACATGATTACTGATTACTGGGATGCCGATGTTCTTATACGCCGTATGTTTGAAAATAAAACAACATTTACCAAACTATTAAATCATTGGGGACCCATGTTTTGGATTAGTACCCCCAAGGATGGTAGATGGTTGGCACAACAACGTGAAGGTCGTAAATGGTTTATTTTTAAAGGTGGTTGGGACCGGCGTTGGGGTATTGATGAACACCAATTATTATCTTATATGGGTCTTGGTATGTTTGGGGTGCCGCTTGATACTATTATTGATAACTTTGTAAAAGAAAAATAAAATGACACCCTCTTCAATAGAAGGAGGTTTTATATACGTGAATAACAATGACACTACAAGAAAACATACAAAGAATAAGGGAAATGATGATTTCCGAGGAGATGGTCCAATCGGATGCATGGAAATCAATCAAGAAAACATTAGACATTCTTAAAGAGAAAAAAAAGGTTTTAATTTTAAGTTGTTCCAATAGATATAATTTTGATGAAAAAAATATAGACATACCAAAGTCTAAGATGATAGCCATGTACCTTAATGATGAGTTGGGGGATAAGTCAGTATTGATTGATGTTCCAGAACTTAATATTGTTCCTTGTGAGGGTAATGTATCAAAAAAAGATGGTAATAGTTGTGGATTACTAAAATCAGCTCTTAAAGACAAGAAAAAGAACCCATCCGGAGACCATAGATGTTGGGCAAGTATTAACAATCCAAAGGATGAGTTATGGAAGATATCCAAAGAGTTATTTGAATCGGATGCGGTTATATTCTTTAGTTCAATTAGATGGGGACAAACCAATATGTTCTACCAAAACTTAATTGAAAGATTAAATTGGATTGAAAATAGACACACAACATTGGGGGAATCAAATATAGTAAAAGACATTGAGACTGGGTTCATTTGTGTTGGTCAGAATTGGAATGGGGAGAACGTCACTAAAATACAAAAGGATGTTCATAAGTTCTACGGATTCAAACCAAACGATGATTTATATTGGAACTGGCAGTATACCAAAAATGTGAATGATGAAACTCAAAAATCATATAAGGATTCATATAAGAAGTTTATTAAAGATACTAAATTACCTAAATAATAATTTTCCATTCACTATTGTTTATTTTTCTTTTTCTAAAGAATGTAAGTGATATATTTATTATTAAACAATTTTAATATGGGAAAGATTATTAAACTTACAGAAGGAGATTTGATTAAATTAATAAAACGTGTTCTTGAGGAAGGGGAAATCACTGAGAAGTGTTGGTCTGGTTATAAACAAAAAGGGATGAAGACCATGTATGGAAAACGATATCCAAATTGTGTAAAGAATGAATCTGAAGATGTGGAAACAAATGAAGCGTCAAGTCCTGCTCAACAATCTGCCATCGCCATCAATATGAAAAAGAAGGGATTTAAACCCAAAAATGAAAGTTTATATGAGGACGAATATGGTTCGGTTGAATTGGTTAACTATAGTGAAGAATTTATCAATGAGGCGGTATATCATGGACGTAAGGTTCAACTTGGAAAGATTATGCAAGGCGACATAAAAAAGTCCAAGGTGTATGTTAAAAATGATAAGGGTAAAGTTGTTAAGGTTAACTTTGGGTTTGGTGGAAAATCTGCTCATGGTAAACGAATGGTCATTAAAAAAAATAATCCCGCTAGACGTAAATCTTTTAGAGCTCGTATGAAATGTGATACTCCAGGTCCAAGATGGAAACCAAGATATTGGGCATGTCGAACTTGGTAATAAATTATTAACCCCATCTCTAATAAAGGTGGGGTTTTTTGTTTTATGTTATATTTATATATAAAATATATATTATGAAACATTTATTAAATAATTTAACGGAGCAAGAAAAAAATTCAATCCGTGAACAACATACAGGGGGAATGAAAGTGAGTAATTACAGATTTAAGGAATTATTAGAAAATAAATTGGGTAACTCTAAACCATTGGTTGAAAAATTTTACGATGAGGATGACACCGATTTTGAGGATGAAGAACTTTATAGTGGAGCTCCTGAAAGACTAGTTAAACATATGGATAGTGGTAAAATTGTTGGTACACATAAACATGGTGTAGGTTATACTCCTAATGAACATGGAATACGTTTGGGACATTCAAGTCACCCCACTTCAATTCCTAATTTTACAAAATTTGACGATGAGGACGATTACGATTTTGAGTAATTAACAACCTTGTACCTATTAACCCCATCTCTAATAAAGGTGGGGTTTTTTATTTAAATAATATTTCTTATATTTGTATTATGATATCTGAAAAATTAAAATCAATTATATTTGATAAGTTATATCAGGATTTAAAACATTGTGAGATAATTTCTTACGATAAAAGTATATTTTTTATTGATAGGGATAATAAGTATTGGTATTTTGAATATGAAAAGGGTGGGACATTATGGTGGAGATACACATTCTTTAATGTTTTTTTTCAATTATTTTCTATAACATATAAGGAATTCCAACCCGTTCTTGGTGAGTGGGTGGAAGAGGTATTAAATTGTAAGGTATTAACAACAACCAGAAGCCACCTAAACGCTTCCAAATGGATGGAAGAGGTATTAAATTGTAAGGTATTAACAACCATAAAAACGTGGCACAACCATTCTATTATGGTGGAAGAGGTATTAAATTGTAAGGTATTAACAACCAAAGGAACCCCCTACCTTGAAAAACATTTGGAAGATGTGTTAAATTATAATGAATCTAAAACTTAAGAATCGTTTTGTATAATAGCCTTATTTATTAGGTAATTGATATCTCGCACGGTCGTAATCAATCCCCCACCCCTTTTTTTAAAGATTGTATATTATTCATTTGAAAAAGAATGTAAGTAATGTATTTATAGATATTATTATGAACCTACAAGAACAAATATCAAAAATACAATCAATGATGGGGAAGAAAAAAGATTCTTCCGTTAAGGTTTTTAATTACAAAAACTACACACTTATTCTGTCTAAAAATCCTTGTGATATATTTACACATTTTAAAGTAGAAGATTTACACGGACTAAACTATCAAAAATGTTTGAAACATAAAAATACAAAAGAAAGCGCATATATTGCGGGGCTCACAAATAAATCACCAAAAACAAAAAAAGATTTTTTATTTTTAAACTTAAATAGATTAGGTAAAGATGAAGAAAAGATGGGGCTAATTATGCACGAGACAATGCACTTATCATTAGAGTTACACAAACATGATGTTAATAAAAAAGAAGAAGAAATAATTACTTGGGCAGAAAAAGAGGCTTATAAAATTTATAATATTATAAAAAAATTATGAACCTACAAGAGAACATACAAAGGATTAAATCCATGATGGGATTACTTGTTGAAGAACAACAACGGTCCTATGAAAGTAAACCAATTATTTTGATTGGACCTCAAGGAACGGGTAAATCAACTACCGCAAAGGCTTTATCTAAAAAGTTAGGAATTCCATTAGTTACGACTGATATGTCGATGATTGATAAAAAGTATGTGAATTTATGTAAAGACGAGCCAGGTGTAGAAGTAAAAATTAAAGAACATCCAACATTAGGAACATACAATGAATCAAATGACGAATATGTTTTTTGTGTATTAAATAAATTAATGGATGAATATGGTGATAAACAAATTGTTTTAGATGTAGGTGGAACCCACGCATATGCTAGTGAAAAACTATCCTCCGATATTATAAAACTATATAGTCAATCACCTAATTTATTTGTGTTTAATGTAAGTGGTGATGAAGATGAGACTTATGAGTTTTTAAAAAAGAGACGTGAAGGTAGAGGTGAAGAAACTAAAGGTGAGGATGATAAAAAATTCAGAGACACGATTGATAAGTTGAAGAATTATTATAAAGGAACTCAAAAAATATCAATCATAAAGAAAGATAAATCTGAAAAAACAACTGATGAATTAGTTGATGAAATAATGACAAAATTATCTTAAAATGAACCTACAAGAAACCATAAGAAGAATATTAAGGGAAGAAAGAAAACCATCTAATTTTTTAAGAAGAAGAGTGGAAATGTTGGATTATGAAGTCGAATCTAATTTTTATGAAATTGAACATAGAATAGAGACGTACAGTGGTATTGATATATGTATAATATATAAAAACGGGGTAAGCTTATTTGAAACAATTATGGAGAATTCAATTAGTAATATGTATTATAATCATTATTCTAATATAGATGATAATTATGATAATTCAAAAGAATGGGCCCATGAATATCTTGATATGGTTAATTATATTAGAAACAAATACCAAGACAAAATAATAAAGTATTACGAAGATAATTGTCCCTCTCCAAAATTAAAGTAATATGAAATATATCATAACTGAATCTCAAAATAATAAATGGTGGTTATTACGAAGACATGATATTGTAAATCATTCTTTTAAAAAAGCCATTTCAACTATCAATCCTTGTGGTGAAAAATCATTTGATACGTTTAAATATAAAATTTATCGAGTTTTTAATTTTTATATGAGTATGATGGATAATGAAATTTCTGATTATGATGAAGTAAAATTTGTGTTTATTGAAATGTTTAATGATAAGTTAACTGAGATATATGATAATAAAGAATGTTAGAATCTGTTAATTAATTGTGAGTTTGATATATTTATATAATAAATATATATTATGAAAAAAATTATAAGATTAACTGAATCCGATTTAATGAGATTGGTTAAAAGAGTTATTAATGAACAAATTAAAACCAGTAATGGACCATCAAAGCCTACTGATTCTTACAAAGGGAAAACGGTTAACTTTTATGCAGATAATGATAATAAAATGTTTTTTAAAACTGGTGAAATTATTGATGTTTATTCGAAAAGAAATGGTGAAATTAGGTTGGAAATTAATTTTAAAAATTTAAAACCTGGCACGCCAACCAGTGAATTTGTGGGAGATACAAGACTTAAATTTAATTGCGCTTTTTCGAACAATGGTTTTGGGGAAGTTAGCACAACAGGCGTTTTTGGAAAACTTAATCCAAAAATTGCTTATTCGAACTCTTTATCAGATAAATTAAAGAAAGACTTTTGTATGACAAATAAATCCGGAGTACAAGTTCCAAAGGCAGACTTTGCTTCTACAAACGATTCTCAAGATGATTCTCAAGATGATTTAAGTTAGTAGATTAAAATAACAACTAAAGAATATTATTAAACATTATTACCCACCCCATAAAGGTGGGTTTTTGTTTTATATTGTATTTTGTTAACTTGTATGGTCCAAACCCCCCCTTTGGTCGTAATCAATCTCCCCCCTTTTTTCCAAACTTTTTCTGTTGCGTTTATATTTATGTTATATGCAAAGATTTATTATAACTGAAGAGGATAAAAGAAACATACTTGGAATGTATGGTTTAATTAATGAACAAAACTCAGAACCCCCAATATGTTCAAATACAGGGTGTAAAGGAACTTATACAGGTCCTGAATTTGAAAATGATAATGATATAGCCCATGATTATTCAAATGTAATTACTAAATCCGTGGCGGCTAAATTAAAAGAACTTTACAAAAGTGGAGATTACGTTAAAGTAAACTTTGACGGAATTAAATTATCTACAAAAGGAATGGGTACGGGAAATGTGGTCTACGAAGTAGAAATACCTTTTGAAAGTGTTAATAATAAATGTGATGCAAGGACAGGATTTGCTCATGTGGGTGGATGGGGACATCCCGGAGCCGGAGTTAACAAAAGAAAAGAAGAGATTTTTAATGATACTACAAAAGATTCTGTTAGAACAAATCCTGTGGTAGGAACAATTAATGATATGGAATTCTCAAAAAAAACATCAACAGATGAAGGTCTTGTCGAATATTGGATTCAATGGAAACATTCTTCATTACAAAGTGATTGTGGTCAAAAAACTACAAACGGAACATCAGAAAAAGAAAAAGTAACAACAAGTACAGATGAAAAAAAATCAGGTGCTAATTTTAGAAGTGATAGTTTAAGTGGGTTAATAAATCAAATTAACCAAGGAGAATTGGTTGATAGTAAAACAAACGGATTTGATTTAAGTAAACCAGTTACTATAGATTTCAAAGAGCATATATATATGTTACACGCTCCTGGAGGTAAAGATGGGTTCTTCACTTTAAAATTAGCGTTGAACATTTCTAAGGAACATGAATTAGGACAGTTCCCATCTAAAAAATCTTTAGAAAACCAAGGTTATACAGTTTGGGATGATGGAACATTCCAACTAAAAGGAGAAGGTGTAAGAGATTGGGCGTTAATGTATAAAAAATAACCTAATAGTTTAATCCTAGATAAAGGTGGGGTTTTTGTTTTACACTTGACAATTAAAAAAATAATTAAAAATAAATTTGGATATATTAATTTCATTTAATATCTTTACAGTATGAAAAATATATCGATAACATTAATATTAGTTGTTTTATCAACTATTGGTTTTGGACAAACCCCTTTTAAAAGTTTAACAGTTCACATAGATACCACACAATTTATGTCTTGGGAATTAGGTTTGAATTATAAAACGGCAAAAGACCAAAATAAAATAAAAAATGAAAAACTTTATCTTTTTAATCATAATATTATTGTTGATTTAATATCCAAAACGGTAACCGTTTTTTCGGTAACTGAAAACACAGTAAACGATGTATGGAAACTTAAAAGTTTTGAAGTTTATAAAACAGGGTACTTTTTTGAATTCTGGGAAGAAGGAATTGTTCAAAATTACAAAGCGTTGATTTGTGAAAATGTAGGGGGAACCTATTCATTTATAGAACAAGACGGTTTAAATAAAAAAACTAAAATATGTGGGGGACAATATGATAGGGATGTAAAAATTACTATAAAATAAAAAAGGGGAATTACATTCCTTTTTTATTTTGTTATTCTAGATTGCAATAGTGTTGAATAGTATTTAAAAACATCAGAGTCAAATTTATATTTTACCAAGAAATCAACACCATTGGAAAAACTATCTAACGTATCATAGTCTGGATTATAAACACTTAAAGCATTATAATCAATTGTTTTAAGTAAATTTTTTGCTTTTTCTAAGGTTATTGGGGAGGATTCTCCTGTTATGGCGTTAAGTGTTAATAATACCTCTACGACACTGAATATTTGATTTGAGATTGTCTTTGGTTTAGTAGATAAAGACGACTTAAAATTTTCTGAGTTCTCTCCAAAAACGTTTTTTAAAAAGTCTTTATGTGAATACTTGCCAAAGTTATTGGACGGCCAAGTAAAACGGGATATTGATTCTTCATCTTTAAGTTGTGGTAACTTATAGGTTAAATCGCCAATTTCAAGCCCCTTACTTTGATTACTTAATGGTTTTACATTATCCGTTTGTTCATTAATAACTCGTCTTACTAATCTAATCAAATCAGACTCTGTTAATCTTATAATTTTTTTCATAATATTATTTTTAATCTATTATAAATATATGATAGAACTAAAATATATAACAATTAAAGAATATTTATATTAAATGAAATACATTATTAGTGAACATAAACTTGATAAATTAATCTTTGAATTTATTGATGATTTTTTTAAAAAACATAGACAAATTATTGATTCATATATAATGTATAATCAAAGCGGATTTTATGAGCATGAAGATTTTGAGGCTACAATTGAATATGACCATGAAGACAAAAGGTTATATATTGACAAAAACTTTGTCATGTTAATTGCTAACATGTTTGGTCTTACCCCCCAACAGTCTCAATTAAAAATTTACGATTGGTTTACAGTAACCGAAAATATTTTTCCAAAGTATATGGAGTCACCATATTTAGAAGGGTTTTGGAGACAAAATGCCCCTCGTAGGGATGGGAATTAAAGTTAATTTATCTTTTTTTTATTAATTAATGTATTTATGTGATATGAGAATATTAATTAAAGAAAACCAATATGGGTTATTATTAGAACAATTAAATATTTCTTTGAAGTATAATGATATTGTTGACGCGTCGTCAGGTCCTGGTACTGACCCGGATAAAATATTAAACGCCCTTAATGACATTAAAGACGTTAAAGAATTTAAAACTTTGTTATCTATGTTTAAAGATAAAAAAACCGGATATAAAAGTTTTGAAGAAATGGTTAATCAAGAGTACGATAGGTTTAATTATGATGATATTGTAAAATTAAAAGATAGACTATATTCTTTAGGGGTTATAGTTTCGTTTAGAAAGGCGGAAAATAATTTTGGTCAAAATTTATTTGCGGGCAATTTTAAAATTCAAAGTTATCTGACACGTACTTCAAAAACATCAGAAATTTCTAAAAAAAACAATATTTTACATGACAAAGAGTTATATGAAAGATATATTAATACATATGAACCTTTATTATCACAAGCAAAAAAATATTGGATTGATTGGTTATCTAATCCAATTACTAAAGAAAAATTTATTAAAAATTGGTCAGATAGAAATTATAGTAGTGATGATGTTAATAACATTTTTAAAAATTATTTAAATTCACTAAATAAACTTAAATTATTTTTTTATGATAAGTCAACAAAAACCATCAACAATGTTGATATTGATGACCGTGAAAAAGGAGCTTATGCGTTTGTAGATAAAGAGTCACCAAATAATGTTTATATTAATTGTTTCTTGAGTAAGAAAGATGATGACAAATTAGGAACAATGATTCACGAAATTCAACATTTAATTTATTTTATACACCCATTAAATCCTGACGTTAAAGTTGGAGAGTTATTTGTTAATAAAAATACTAAAAAAATAGAACCTTTTGATTTTTTTAATAATTTTAGTACGGTTTATAATAATAATCATAAAATGAATTATAGTTTGTCCCAAAACATTATAAACACCTCCAAAATTTATAATGTTGATTCTAAAATATTGCAAAATTTACTTGTTGTTGCAACCAAAAATGAAAAAAACGGCCCAGGGTATTCTTGTAATGAAAATGAAAAAATGTCTAATATTAGTGCAATAAGAAAATTGTTTAATATTAAACCAGGACAAGACATAACAGTAAAAATGTTGACACCATATATTAAAGGTCAAAAAAAAGATTTAAATGTTTCTTGGTTATTAATTTGTTGGGCTTTAAAGGATTTCCCAGATATCTCTGAATTGGTTAATAAAATAAACCAATTGGCTTACCAAGATTTTCAAAAACAAAATAATACAAAACTTGTATAACTAACTTTTGACTCAACCCCTTTTTTTTATTAATTACCATATTTATGTAATATGAAATTTATAATAACCGAATCTAGGATAGACCAAATTATTGTTAACTATTTGGATGAAAATTTTATTCCTAATTATGGTTGGGCAACTATTGATTATTATAGAAGTCAAGTTGCAAAGTGGAATAATTATAATTTTTTAATTGAGGACGATGAAGCGTATGCGTATTATAGGGAATATGATGGAAATCAAAACGTTTTGGCTGTAAACGATTGGTTAACAGATAAATTAACAGCTTTATTTGGTAATAAGTGGCCACCAGTTTTTAAAGACTGGTTTGAAGATGCTACCAGTCTTAAGGTTAAAACATTTTTATATGAAAGGGAACATTTTATTAATAACGATAACGATACAAGTTTTTCATAATTTTTAATATGATTATAAAATATTTATAAAAATGGATTTAGAACTACTAACAAAAGAACAAATAAGGGGAATTCAATTAGCTCTTAAAGCTTGTAGTAAGGAGTATCCATTTATTAAAGGATTCTTTTTAGAAAAAGATAATGTCAATTATAAAACCGTTTTATTTATTGTGTTATTAGTTGATTATGAACTTGTGTCAAAGTTTTATAATCGTGAAATAAATTACAGAGGGTATCTCAGGAATACAGACACGTATAACACATTTGGAATCCCATTTGAATGGGGGGAACCAAGTACTAAAGAATATAAATTTAATCTTGATTTTTGGTCAAATGAAAAAAGTAAAGTTCAAGATTTATTAGAATTGTTTATAAACGCGTTACCAGAAAAATATAAATGCTCTACTGGTTCACTGAGGGTCACCATACCACATATCCAAGGGTATTGTCAAATTGGAACTCCATGTGTTGACAATAATATTGATGACGTGTATGGAAAAGTTTTTTTATTGGGGAAAGATTAATATGAAACTACGAGAATCCATAAAAAGAATAATAAGGGAAGAAAAAAATGTATCCCCAAGACTTTTGAGAAGAATTTCTGGGAATGACTTGGAACAAATTTTTATTAATTGTTATTATGAAGCATTAAAGGATGTGGTTCATGAGAAATTCTATTATGAAACCAATAGATTGGTTCGGCTTATAAATAGGACAATAAGTTATATGATGGATGAGTTTCACCCTATGTTATATAATACAATACCTGAAGGAGAAATGTGGTATGATGAAATACATAATGGATTAGAACGCCACTATAAAGGTCGAATAATTAATTTGTATAATAACAAGACCCCCCGTTCTGACTTTAATTATTAAACAAGAGGTATATTTATTATCATGAACATAATAATCACAGAAAGACAAGTTAAGTTAATAATGGAGAGTTCTCCTTCAGCTAGACTTCGTAGAAGATTGTTTGACAAAAATTTTCTTCAAGACTTTTTAGATTACGATATTTTAGAATATGAAAATCCTTGTGATTGGGATAATGTTGGAGAATTTGTTGGAGATGTTTGTGATACTCTGGCAATCCAAACTATTGATTATTTTACAGAACAAACAGGAGAAAAATTATCACCAAAAGAATCTGATTATTTTTATTATTATTGTCTTGATAACTTTGGTAAGCACATTGAAACTTTTTACAAAAAAAAATGTGCGTAATATGTAAATATTAATTTACTTATTTAAATAAAAAACGTATTATTGGAATATGAAAAAATATCTTACACTTAAAAACTTGGGATGGGTGTTAACCGCCTTAGTAACGATTATGATGGGAATGTCTGGAGTTTCTAAATTAATGGGAACCGAAGAGATGATTAAAAACTTTACATACATGAACCTTTTACCTTACCTTGCTTTGTTTGGGGTCTTGGAACTTGCTGGTGTTGTAATGTTAATAATCCCTAAAACGTCTAAGTATGGTGCAGTATTACTTTCTTCTTATTTGTCTGGTGCGGTGGCAATCCACTTGAGTATGATGGGAGGAACTGGAATAATGGTACCATTCCTAATTGGTTTGATTGTATGGGGAGCCCATTGTTTGAGAACTTATAGTATCAAATAATACCCATAACAAAACATTAAACCCTCCATCTTTAATTAGTTGGGGGGTTTATTTTTTTTCAAACCTTTTTACCCTATTGTATATTTATAATTGTGAAAATATTAATAACTGAATCACAAAATAATTTTTTATGGTTACGTAGAAGATTAAAAGATTCTGACCTCATGGACCATTTAAGAGAAATTGTGGTGGAAGGTTTTGATTATTCATTCCCATGTGATTATGTTAATGATATTAATAACCCTCTTGAACGTTATGATGAGTATTTATCGGATTTAACAACTGGGTCAATATGGACCTTTTATTATTCATATGATGAACTTTATAGTTCCGGAGACAACTTAAAAAAACTTGAATTATTTTTATTTAATTTAATTAAAACACGGTTTGGGAAATTAATAAAAACTAATTTTTTAGATTCTATTGAAGAGTGCTAAGAAAAAAAATAATTATTTTATGAAAATTATAATTAACGAACAACAATACCAACAATTATTTGAATCCGATTCTAAAAAAATAGAGTTTTATCAATCATATGTTAATAATTCGTTAAAAAATATAATTAATAACTGTGAAAAGGAAGAGCGTTATTATTATAATAATATATGTGATTATGTTAGCTCAATTAACAATATTAAAGTTGTGAGTGTCACAAAATCCAGTATAAGTCCTACAACTAAAAAACCATTAATTAATGTTAAAACTCCAATCGTTATTGATATTATGATTAATTATGAATCTATTGTAGATTTATCTTTTGATGATTTCACACATCAATTAAGGTATGAGATATCTCATCTTTTTGGAAGTATGCCCACAAATAGACCTAATTTTAATATTATTTATCAAAGTAATAATCTTAATAAAAATCATAATTGGTAATGAAATATGTTTTAACAGATAAACAGAAAAACGCATTATATTGGGTTATTGATAATTTAATAAAATCAACATTTCAAAGTATTATTGAAGATTCTGAAGAATGGGGGCTTGGAGAAATGCATGAATTTGAATTAGTTAATTCAATACAGGACATAAAAATAAATAGAATTGTTACTCATACTAATATTAAAGTTTATGTTGACATATACACTCCAATGGCTAATGTATTTGAACGAGAAGATTATTTTGAAATTATTTCAGAATATACTTATCGAATTTCTGAAACTATACCTAATGTACAAATAATTATAAATGACATTATTTTAGATGAACATAATTAATTTTAAAAAAAAATGAAATACCTTATAACTGAGAATAGAGTAAATGAAACTATTAAAAAATATATTATGACAATGTACCCAATTGTTTATGATGTTAAGTTTAATATTGTCAAAAAAGTTTTAGGGTTCAGTGAAGGGATGCCGGTAGTTGAAAAAACAGTTATTGTTGTTATTTTTAATGATTCAAATAATGACCTTAATACTGATTTATTGTATTCGACACGTGAGGAAATTATAAATTTAGTAGACACAACATTTAATTTAGAACATAGGTTATATGGTAGTAACTGGGATTTTAAATTTTTTAAATTATCTGTTGTTCAACTTGGGACATTAACTGCTGGAGATAAAGGTTATCTAAAATAGATTAGACAATCTATAGTTCTATTTCACAATCTTTTTTTAATATTCCTTTTAAATTACCTTCATGGTTTACATAATAATCTCTAACACATATTGAGTCAATCGTAAACAATTCTCCAATATTATTACAATACCAATAATTTTCACTTTGACATGTGACTACCCTGATTTTTATTTTTTCATTCCAAAAATTTCTTTGTTCGTATAACATAAATAATAATATTAAATATTGGATTAAAATCAATTTTTTTAATACATTTATATTAATTAAAATTAATACATAAATGGAAAAAAATAATGATAAAAAACCAGTTTTGGCTGAAGTGTTAATAATGGGATTGTGTTTGGTAATAGTCATGTGCGTTTCATTTTTTATTATTTATTTACTTCGCAATAATGTGGACATGTAGATATATTTATGGAAGATGAAATATATTATAAATGAAAAAAAATACGATTTAATTTTTAAAGAATATTTAAACGATATGTTTTCTAATTTTAAAATTAGTATTTTTTTAAAACCAAAAACATCAAAAAATCCATTAAAAAATGGCAGAATTGATTTTAAACTTAACGGTAAATTAAAAGCAACTGTATTTTTTTCAAACGATAATTTTATTAATGAAATAATGATTGAGGATAAAATTTACGATGGGATTTTTAATTTTTTTTCCATGTCAAATTACTACGACATTCAAAAACATTTACTAATGTGGTTTAAAGGTTTTAATATTTTAGAAAATTATAATTTTGATTTATTATCAAGTATTAATATATTTGATAATGAAGAATACGTTTAGTTCAGTTTTTAATCGTATATTTGTAAAATATGAAAATATCCGAAAAAAAAATAATCCAAATTGAGGAAACCTTAAAAGATTTTAAATCTTTAATACCAAGGTTTAAAGAAATTAAAGATAATCCTATTTTACTTAAAATGTTTTGCTCTAGAAATAGAAATCCTTTATATGATATAACTAGTATTTCTTATTTTAAAACAGGTTTAGTTTCTGAGGGATTAATAAAGAGCGGAGGTAAAGGGGTTGATGACCATTACATTCAAAGAGCTTTCTCTACGAAGATTATCTTTAATTTGTTATGTGAAAACCCCAACATGGGAGTTGATGAATTTATTTTATTAATTAAAAAATACTCATCAACAATTTCAATAACAAAAGACGAACACAAAAAAATAACATTGTTAACTAGAAATACTAGTGAAATTAATTATCATGTTTATGATAAAATTGGAATTTTAGTTCCAGGTCTTTTAGAACATATGAACGTTAAATTACACACAAATTAAAAAATTAACTTTATTCTTATTAAAAAGTTGATTATACTTATATAAAACAAATATCATATGAAAAAAACAATTTTAATTTTCTTGTTAGCGGCGTCATTAGTTACGTCAGCACAAGACGGAACTTCAGTTAGTAGTACTAACTCAAGTGATAAAATAAAAGAATATGTTACATTAGTCTCTGACGCGATTAATAATGGGCATGTCGGTGATTCTCATTTAATCTCATTAGAAAGTGAAATTAAATGTCTTTTAACTGAAGACCAAGTTATGACTGTTGATATTAACTTATCACGACCAAATGTTCGTCAATCACTTTGTCATAACGAATGGCCTGAAGTTATTACAATCTCTAAAGACGATTTGAATAAATTCGGTTCAAGTTACCAAACTTACCAAAAAAAATTCCCAAGTACGTCTTCGTCTAAAGGAAGCACTAGTCCGGTAAAAACTCAAACTACTCGTTAATTAAATTAAAAACTTGGTCTATTAACATATAGGCTAAGTTTTTTTATTTGTTATAATATGAAACTAATATCGATTTTATTAATTTTATTAACAAGTTGCACGATTTCACGACTAACTACAGATGAGTTAATAAATTGGCAAGTTGAAAAAGATACAATATTTTATCAAAACAAGCCCGTTGCAAAAATAGTTGTTTATTCAAAAGCGTCTTTAATTCCTATAAACAGTACATGTGACCGTTCAAAAGATTATAAAAATAAAGAACAATACGAATTAATTCATGGAATTAACGCATTAGAAACTTTAATAGTCCGAATTAATAAAGAAGTTGAAATGACTAAATTATTAAAAAAATTTACAGATACCAAATATAAAGAACTTAATTATTATAGATAAATTATGACAACAACAAAACAAATTATTATACTTGGAGCCGCCATAGTACTTTCAAGTTCATTTATGTGGATACCACGATTTCAACCAGTAAATATAAACACCCCTAACACAACAAAAAAAGATGTGTGTGTGGATTTAATAGATTCGTTAACTGAAATTATTGTTGACCAAAAAGACCAAATACATTTTTTAAGAGACGAACTTCAATATAAAGAATCTGAGATTAGTTATTGGGGACACAAATACGATTCAATTAAAGTAATAAAATAATGAACGATTCGATTTGTTTAGTAATTGCACATGCCAATACAAATTATAGAAAAAGGTTATTAAATGAATGTTTAAATTCTATTAATACTCCAATTGTTTTATCTACAAATTATCCGGTTAACGAAGAAACTCAACAATTATGTGATAATTATCTTTATAATAAAAATAACCCTTTATTATATAAAGAAGATTATGACAAATATAACGTAATTTATAATTATTGGAAGTTAGACAGTAATGGAGATAAAGTAACAATACCATTTGAATTTGAACACGGTTATGCTGTTTATTGTTTAATAAAAGATGGATTAGACCTTATAGAAAAACTAGGTTATAAAAAAGTCCATATAATAAACTATGATTATCAAATTTCAAGTGATACCCTTAATGATAATTCAAAATCTTTAGATGATTTTGATATGGTTGTTTATGAGTACGATAAACAAATTTATGGGGTTAATAGTTATTGTTCTGGTTTTATTTCATCAAAATTAGAACATATATTACCATTTTTTAGCCAATTTAAAGATTTAGAATCTTATTATACCTCAGGTGAGTATTTTACTCTTTTAGAAATAAAATTAAAAAAATATTTAGACCTCCAAAATTTAAATATTTCTAAAAAGTTATTTGATAATTTACAAGAAAACAACAAATTAAATCAAGAAGGTCTTCTTGAATTTTCAAAAGAAAAATAAAAAAATATAAATAAAAAAAACTTATGAACGACGAACAAAAATCAGTAATATACGAACAATTGTTGTCTCAACACGACAACGTTTCAAATCAAATCTCCGCAATTAAAGGGGAGGATATTAATTTAAATGAATCTCAAGAAAATCGAATTAATGTTTTAAAAACAAAACAAATAGATATAATGAGACAAATGCAAAAATTAGTAGGACAATAACTATTTTTATTGGTATTTATTGGATATGAAAATAATAATATCCGAAAATAAGTTTTCTAAAATCGCAATAGAACTTCTTAATACTTATGGGTATGTTGGTGCCGCTAAATTAACAAGCAAATCGCTTTGTGAATTTTTATTATCAATTAAAACTCCAATAAATATTGATTCGGATATGGCACATTCTTTCATTATATCAGCGTTTATAGATGGTGAATTACAAAACCAAATGGGGGATTTTAAATTACATTATGACAATTTTGAAGGTGTTTTATATTGGTTTTATGAAAACGATAACTTAAATGGTCCTGAATCAGGTTTAAAATTACCTTATTCTAAATATCATGAAAGAATGGTATCTATGTGTACACCTTTTTGGGATGGTATGTTTATTATTCCAGTGGAAAGTAGTTTTTATCGCAATCGTAATTTTAAATCTGAAGAAGATTATTTAGACTCTATTGAATTGAGAAGTAAATTAATAGGTAAAGAAAGTTATACATATTTTAATTCTGGGAACGAAATTATAACATGGTTTAATGATTTTTATATTCCTAATGTTTATGATATATTATTAAACACTCATTTACCTAAATACCGATTACTTTATAAGAAATCAGGTTTAAACGAATCAATTAATTATAATGAACACAAATCTAATAACTGATATACAAAAAAATGGATTGGACCTTGTTTTTAAATACATAAAAAAAACAAACCCTTTTGTTGTGTCATACAGAATATCAAAAGATAATAAAGACAGTTATAGATACTCGTTATATTTAGAATATGGTGTTGATTATGAAATATTAAGACAAATGTATAATCAAGAATGGGCGAGTGAGTCTCATAAAAAAGATTACTATAATAATACTATGAAGGATTATTCGTTTATTGGAAATCCGTTTTATCCTCATCATCTTAATAATAAAACTGAGGAATATGAAAAATATTTTAACGATTTTTTTTATTTAAAAAAAAATATAGAAGCGGAAATGAATGAATTCTATAGAGAAATTCCGGATGAAAAACAAATATTTGTAATAAGAGACAAATATTATAATGACATTGAACCTTTTAATTTGGTTACTTTATCTATTGATAATTTTTATTCGGATAAAAAAGTTAATAAATAACATTATAAATTAATTTTATGAAATTTATTATAAATGAAAATAATTTAATAAAAGGGTTTAATAATTATATGGATTATGAGCTTAGTAAATTATTAAAATTTAATCGTATCCCTACTCGACCATCAAGTATTTTTTTTTACGATAAACACAGCGGTGAAATAATTTTTGAAATTGATAATTCAAAAAAAACAAAACGAACTTTTTTTATAATTAATTGGGGGTTTTTTGAAACCCTTAATAATATGTTTCCTTATAATTCACCTGGTCTTGGTAAAATCGGAGTTGATTCTAAAAAATTATTGATTAATTGGGCTAAAGAAAAATTAAGTGATTTAATTTTTTATGATGATGTTATTTTTGATTTCGACGAATATGATATGACTTCAAATTCAATTTTTGATATGGCTCATATACAAGGTGTTGATTTAAACAATAATTAATATTAAAAAACTTATTGTATTTTTATTAAATTTTAAAACTATTGCGGTATTTATTGTTATGTCAATAAAGTCCCAATATTCTAAATTATTAAACGATATTGTTTTAGTTAAAAACAAAGAAGAATTTGAAAATATTAAGGATGAGGTGAAAGATTTTGTTGAAAAAAACCAAGACAATGAAGAGTTACGGAGTTCTTTAAAAAATTTAAATCAGTTGGTTAAACTTATGGGGGTTAAGATAAATAATAAAAGAAAATTACAGTTTGAATGTAATAATGTTTTAATAACCCAAGACCAATTAAAAATGGTTGTCGAAAACCTATCTGGAAAAACAACTCCAAGCACTCCTTTTTAATTAAAAATTTTATTGATTAAATCAATAATTTAGATTACATTTGTTTATGAAAAAACTTGTAATTTTATTTTTAATTGTTTTATTTTCTTGTGGTCAAAATAATAAAATTGAGCCTGGAGATATTGTCCAAAAATGTGTAATTGTTTCTAAAAAAAACAAACTCCCACAATCAACTATTGAGTTTGATGTTAAATGGGTCTACACGACAGATTGCGGATTTTCGTTATTTACATTAGACGAAAAATCTTACGAAATTGGTGACACTATTATTTACGTAATTAAAAAAAAGGTAAAAGAATAATATGAAAAAAATTATAACAAAAATACAATTTAAAATTACTGATTGGTTATATCGTAAAAGAATTATTTTCCCTCAATTATTAGAAAATAAGAACATTCATGTTTTAGATACGGTAACTTTAGATAATGTTTATCTTGAATATGTTAGTCAAACTACTAAAGAAATAAACGAATTAAAAATGTACGGTTCGGTTTTAAATAGAAATGATTTTGTTAATGAATTAACAAATGATAAAAGATTTGCAAACAAATGGTTAAAGTAAGTTATGGAAAATAAAAAATGGTCAAGAGAAGATGCCGAACAAAATAAAAACAAAATACTTGAAGAGTTAAAAGAATTGCCCACATCAGAAAGTAATTTAGAATGGGTGACAAAAGAACTTATTCAACTTATTGATGAAGAAGAATTAAGGCAAGAAATGTTTTCAATTCCAAAAAATCTAATTATAAATACCCCAAATGATTCTGAGTTAGGAGAAAAAGTTAGGGCTTATTACAACAAACTTTAAAAAATATGAAAACAAAAATAAAACAAATTTTAATAAAATTAGAACAGTGGTTTAATAAACATTGCGCCTGGTTTTTTACTAACGGGAATAAAATATGAAAAACATATTAATATTCGTAATGTTATTATTAAGTTTAACAACGTCATCGCAAACCAAACATATGGATTCTGTTGATTGTGTAAGAACAATTAACATGTATAAAAAATTAGAAGTTAAGTTACAAAATAATATAAATTATCAGAATACCAATTTAAAATTAAAGTTGAGCGAAATTGATTTATTAAATGAAAGTATTATAAACAAAAACAAACGACTTAAACGACAAAGAATATGTATGTGGACTTCAATCACGGCTAATTTTGTGTTAGGTTATTTTATTGTGATAAAAAAATGATAAATGAAATTAAACTTGATTCAGATGTTTTATTGTTTAAATATTATATAATTAGGGACAATAAATTAAATTATACTGATAATTTAAACGATGTTTTTATTGATGAAAAATATTGTCATTTTTATAAATCACCTTCAATCCCACATGAGTTAATTTTATTTTTACATAGTAAAACTAACGAAAGTTTAAAAAACTTTGATTCAGATATAAATAAAATTATTAGTCCGGATTATCCTACACTGGAAAATATTTTTAATTTAATAAAATAAAAAAGTTTATTGTATGTCTAAAAAATATTTAAAAATAATTAAAGAATATAAAGATGCTACCTTTCATGAAATTTGGGAAGGGGTTAGAGATAATTTTATTTTTGGGTTCTTAGGTGCTATTTTAGTTGTTTTTATTGCCACTAAAACAGATTTTGCGGTATTAGTTGGGTATTTGTGTTATTATTTATACATGGGTAAAATAGTTAACCGTCCCAAGTATATTACTAGTTTGGGACGATTAATAGTATTTCCATTCCCATCCGCATTTGGCGCTTTTACTGGATATAAATTATCATATTTTTTTATTGAATTTATTAGTAAATAATTTTTTTATTATTTAACTATTTATGAGAATGAAAGTTGAGGTTAATTATATTAATTCAGGTATACCTGAGAAAGATTACCCAATCGTAAATAAATTTATATCGTTTCTTCAAGAAAAATACCCACTTAATAATGATTTAAAAATCATATTTTTAGGTGAAAGAACAAATAATATGACTACAGGTTCTAGAAATTCTAAACACGTCATTAAAGTTTTATCTAAAAATAGGATTAAAAGAGACATATTTAGAACAATTGCTCATGAATGGGTTCACGAATATGAATGTGATGTTCTAGATATTAAACATACAAGTGATATTGGAGGTAAAAATGAAAATATCGCTAACGCTCAATCCGGAATTGCAATTAAAACATTTGAAAAGTTATTTCCTAAACTTGAAAAACATTTATATCAATAAGTTATAGAAACCCATTTTATTTGGTAATTTTTATTTTCATCACAAAACTTAGCGTATTTGTTAATTATAGGTCTTCCTGTGTTATAAGCTCCGCAAACAATCTCCCAGTCACCGTATTTTTCATATAAATAAGAAAGTAGTTTCATACTAGTTTCCACATTAAGTTCAATATCGGTTTTTAATTTTTTTGTATTTGTTTTTTTACCATTAATAAATGTTGCGGTTGATGGCATAATTTGCATTGGTCCAACCGCACCACTTCGTGATGTCCTATTAGGGTTATATTTCCAATCAAACGGGCCTCGATAAGCGGTTTCTAAAAATGCAATATTAAACGCCACGTGTTTTGGGACGCAATATTTTGTTGATAATTTATCAATAAAGTCAAACATGACTATTGAATTTGGATAAATAATTGTGGAGTCTCTTTTACCATTTAAAATAATAACATGTGAGGTTTTATTAACTTTACATGGAATTAACGATAGTAAAAAAATAATTGGTAATGTTAAAATTAAATAAAATAGTATTTTTTTTCTTAATGTCATTTTTTTTAAAAACATAATAATTAATTTTTAACTAATCAATTTTTTACTTTTTTTGTCTCTATGAAAATTAATTGTGAATCTATGGACCTCTTCTTGAATTTTTGATAAGTAAAAAAACTCCTCTGAACTTTCAATTTTAATTTCTGAACTATCACATAAATGTATTGTTTCTGATTTATGATTATTATTTTTTGATATTGATATTAAATCTATTTTATCTAACAAATTTAATCTGGTAAGAACTGTTTTACCAACGTTTAATTGACCTTTACCACCATCAATTAATATCATTGAAGGTAAGACACCCTTCTCATCTAAAAGTCTTTTTAATCGTCTATAAATGACTTCATCAAACGATGCATAATCATCTGGGCCAACAACATTTTTTAAATTATATTTACGATAAGAACTTTTTTCAGGTAACCCATTAACAAATCTTACGGAAGCCGAAACAATACAATCACCATTATGGTGTGAATTATCAAAAGATTCTATTATCAGAGGAGTGTTTTTTAAATTTAATATTTTTTTTATATTTTTAGTTAAATTTATACTTTTTTGAATTCTTGATGGTTCTAAAAGAATTTTTATTTTTTCAAGTTCGTCAATTTTAAATTTTATTTGTAGAGCTTTTTCAAACTCAAAAGAGTCTGAGCACGATTTCATTATTTTCCAAAGATGAGTTTCTACTTTTTTATAATTAAACGTTAAAATTTCTTTTGCCAAATCACAATTTTTTTTATAATCAAATTTATTAATTTTAGATTCGCATGGAGCCGAACATCTATTAATGTGAAATTCAAGACAAGATTTAAATTTTTTATTTTCAATATTATTTTTAGATAAATTATAAGAACAATTCCTAAGATTCACTATTCTATGTATAGTTTCATAAACTTCATGACAAGTATTACTACTAGAAAACTCACAGATAATTTCATTAGTCGAAGTTTTAATTGGGGTTATTTCTAATTTTGGAAAATCTCCACAAGAAAAACTAATCCCCCATTTTTTAGTTCTGTCATCTTTACCTTTAACATTAAATTTTGGTCGATATAGTTTAATCAAATCGTCTTCAAGTAAAATCGCTTCGTTTTCGTTAATTGTACTAATAAAATCCACATCTTTAATTCTTTCTAATAAAGCTTTTGTTTTAAGTTCGATTGGGTTTGGTCTAAAATAAGACATAACTCTATTTGGCAAATATTTTGATTTACCAACATATATTATTTTTTCTTTTTCATCTTTAAATAAATAACAACCAGGTGTTTCTGGAATTAATGATAATTTTATTTTAAGTGACATTTTATAAAGTTATTATATGTATATTTATTATTATGTCAAATTTAAGTAAATTAACGGATAAAGAAAAAAAAATTGTTAAAATAATTGTTAATAATTTTTCATTAGAAAGCCTTAAAGAAGAAATTGAGTTGTTTGTTACTGATGGTGACCCTCCAGAGTCTATATCAAACTTATTTAAACTAATGAGTTTAACTAAATATAACAGATATGGTATACAATATGTAAATTATTGTTGTGAAAATTATTTAGAGCTTAAAGAAAATATTTTTGACGCTCCAATAAGTAGAACTAATGACTTTGAAATAAAACTTAATACTACTGAGACTGAAATAGTGTACAAAAAACACACATTAACAATAGAATGTCCTACTTTTTTACTAAAACGTAGAATGGAATACCTTAAGGAAACTTTTTGGGAGTACGACCCAGACTCAATGATTCAAGATTATGGTGAAAGTGAAATTATTGATGAAGATTTTGACAAACCTAAAGACCTAGGTCCATCATTCGGTAATGTTATTAATTAACACTAACAACTTCTAAATCAAAAATTAATTTTTTACCTGCTAAAGGATGGTTAGCATCAATAGTTACTTTTTCATCTGTCACTTTTGTTACTCTTACAGTAATTGGTCCATTTTGACCCATACCTTGCAAAGATTCTCCAACGGTTACTCCTTCAGGAGCTTGGTTTTTATCTAGTTCGGTAATAAAATCTTCTTTAACTGGTCCATAAGCGTCTTCATGTTCAATATGGATTGTTTTCTTTTCACCAACCGACATATTAATTAACCCATCTTCAAATCCTTTAATAAGACTTCCTTGACCTAACGTTACTTTTAATGGTTCACGGTCTGATTTTAATGACGTATCAAAGATAGTCCCATCTTCTAATTTACCTGTGTAGTTTACAACTACTAAATCACCTTTTTTAATTTTTTCCATTATTCTTTTTTTAAAAAATTAGATATTTTTTTTTATTTTTAAAGATAAAAATATATCTTTGTGTCAATATTTATTATAAATCAAAATCTTATGTCAAATTCAGAAATAGTTGAAGAAATTTTATTTTGTGTACATCAAAACAAAATTATAAATGAATTTCAAAACAAAGTAAAAGAATTAGAAAAATCTCATCCGAGTTTTCATTTTTTTGATTTAGCCCAAATGGCTTATTTTTTACTTGAAAAAGAAAAAGTGGTTATAACAAATCAACAGCACTAATAACCTCAACCCCTTCATTAAACCCCATAAATTTCCAAGAATCGGAAATTAAATAGTATAGTCCGTCAGGATATGCGTTTGTTAATAGTTTTGGGTCGTTTAAAAATAATTTACAATCAATAACATATTTTTTTTTATTTGTCGAATAAAAAATATTATTAACTTTTATTTTAGAGTCTTCTCCAAATAGGAGTATTTTTTCTGGTTCATTTAAATGATTTATAACTTTTTCAAATGAACGTTTCATATTATGTAAATATTAGTAAGATTATTTAAAAAATCTATTGACAGTGCAATATATTTATTGTAAATTTTAATATGTATTTAGAAATAATTTTAACGTTAATTTTATTATTAATGGTTTGGATACCAGTAATGATAATCCTATGGTGGTTCAAAGTAGGTAGAAAAATAATTAAAACTTTTTCAGGGATGAAAAATGTTTTAAATCAAAAACCTAATATTGAGACCCCCCCAATTCATAATATAACAACGGAGCAAAAAATTGAACCTCCGTTAAAAAATCAACAACCACCTATGCCGGATATTGCTCAACTTATGGGGATGGTGGACCAGTTTGGAAAAATGTTTGGAAACAATAGGAAATAATATGGAAATAATGATTTTAAAAAAAGAATATGAATGGGTTTTAAAAATATTAAACTCTTCTATTAATTTATATCAAATAAAAACATCTGAAAATTTATTTAATGCGTTTATTAATAAATGGGATGATGAAATATCTGATGAAAAAAAAATAACTTTATTTTATGAATTTAAAAAAAATAAGTTATCAAAATGTGATGAAATTGGTTTTTCAACCTTTAAAATTTATTAAGGATAATTATTCATATGTAGGTATATAGTTGAGGTAGTTATATAACCCTTCAAATTTAATGTTTCCTCCACCCAGTCTTTTGTAATCGACTGAAGTTCTTTATATTCAAGTGAAAACATGGATTCTAAAAATGACCAAATTGTATCATAATCAAAATAAAATTGTTTATTTATCCTATCTATCTGAGCAAGTCTTTTTTTATTTTTAACATAATAAGAACCAATAATTTCAACATCAGAAAACATATCGTTTAACCAATCCTTAACCAATCTTGCCCTTTGCGTTTTTGTTATGTTAATTTTCATTTAATATAAATACTTTAAAATTTAACGACTCTTTCACCGATTATGTCCTCCATATAGTAGTATTGGGATTATAAGTAGTTTTATGGCCCTTCAAATTTAATGTTTCTTCCACCCAGTCTTCTGTAATAGCTTGCAGTTCCCTATATTCAAGTGAAAACACGGATTCTAAAAATAACCAAATTGTATTATAATCAAACCAAAACTCCTTATTTTTTTTATCATGGAAACCAATGTTTTTTTTATTTTTAACATAATAAGACCCAAGTATTTCAGCATCAGAAAACATATCGTTTAACCAATCCTTAACCAATCTTGCCCTTTGTGTTTTTGTTATGTTAATTTTCATTTTCTTATTAAGAAAGTGATGAATATATTTTTTTAAATTCTTTCAATCTATGGTCTAAACCTATTGTTCCACCATTTACTCGTTTTGTTACAGCGATTACTGTAGAATCGTCAGAGCCTTTATCACAAATAGACCAAAGTTTATTAGAGTCAAAGAAAAACGCAGCTGACGCTAACGGATATTTAGTTGCAACTAATTCTGGATTTTTCATAATATCGTCATCAACAGTTTTATCAAATTTTGAATAATTATCTTTACCGGTTAATTGAATATATCCTCTGCCGCAAAATAAATAACCTTCTTTAGTTAATTCATTACCATTACCCATTCTATTTCCATAAACAAGGGAGGCGATTTTTTCTGGATTACGAGCGTATGATTCACTTAAATTACCCGGAAAATATTTAGGGAATATTTTTTTAAGTCCATCAGAGCTGTAATTTAAATTTTCTTTAACCGCTTTAAATCCTCCAGATTCATGACTACATTGAGCCAAAAAATGAGACAATCTTAAATTGTTTGTAATATTAAATTTAATAGCCGTTTCAGGTATTTGAGAAATTACCAAATCTGGAATTAGGCCTTTTAATTTATCTAGTTTTAACCCTTCTACTTTTGGAGTAGATACAGTTTCATTTATGGGTGATAAATTAATTCCCATTTTTTCCAAAGTTGATTGACCGGCAATCCCGTCTGAAATTAAACCGTTTTTAGTTTGCCATTCTTTTAATGTTTTTTCTGTGTTAGGGCCAAAGACACCATCAAGTGTTAACCCTAATTTTGATTGAAGTTGTTTAACAATTTCACCATTTGAACCTAATTTTACCATAAATAATTTTTATTAATAAATATCCAAATAATTTTTTTATGGTATTTAATAAATTTTATAAAATTTTATGATTGTTTAATGTAATTTAAAATATTTATATGTAAATACTATAATTAAAAATTAATAAGAACTAAACACTAAAAATATGGACGCACAAACTATAGTTATTATTACCGCTTTAATAGGAATTCTTAAAGGAAAGGATGTGTGGGAGTATTTTAAATTTAGAATTGAAAATAAAAGTAAAGGTAACGATAAAATTATTGACATTTATGAAAAAAGAATTTTATCTCTTGAATCAGAAATAAAAGAATTAAGGGATAAACAAGATGAATTACTTAAAAGAATGGAAAGTAAAATATTAAAAAGCCGAGGAACTAAAAAAGAGGTTTTAGGGTAATTTATTTGTCTTTGTCAAATGAATCATTGTCTTTATAATCCGGAATCAGCAATAGGGATGCCATTGCTAACGACATCGAAAACCGAAACAACCTGCACCCGACCAAAGTAAGTTTTAGGCTGCCACACCAATACATCAGACAAAAGAAACTTCTCTTGTGCCTTTTTGTATGTTCCAGATGGATTTGCAGGGATAAACCAATGCTGAAAAATAATCCTTTTACTTGCTACTCTTGAAAGTTCAGTTAGTAAATCGTGATTCCATTGAAACTTTCCGTTGTATGGTGGGTCGCAAATAACCGTTTCAAATTCGTTATCCTTTACAAAGTCTTTCATATTTGAAGCATCGCAAATTATATCAGGTTTATTTTCAGCATCAGCATCTAATCGAACATCTCCAAGCATTGATTTACCACTACAAACGTGCAATGTTCTACCGATGAACAATCCTTGCAAAACATCTTCAATGCTATCGTTCCAAAGTTTCTTTTTAACTCTGTAAATGTGGCTCGTTCCTGCCAACGGCACACTTCCTTTTGTCTTGTCAATAGCAGGTTGATTTTTGTAAGTTACATTTCCCATATTTATTATTTATTTAAGTTTTCGTTTCAAAATCCGCAACGGCATATAACAGCGGTTTTGTGCTATTTGCCCCATCAACATTTGTGGTAACTTGAAACTTTGTGCAAGGGGCAAACAGACACAAAGTCAGTACGGTCATAATTATAGTTAATATTATTGTCACAACTTTTATTTTTTTATTATTGGATTAATTATTATCACTTCTGATTCGGTTTCAATTATTACTCTTGCCCCACAAGATAGTATTGGTTTAGCATCACACCCCTCACCACCATATATTATTTTACTCGGACCTAAAATTTCAACTTCATTACAATAAGTATTTTTTTTACCTTGTTTAACTGTAATCACAGGTAAATCAGTTCCTTTAGTTTTGTTAGAACGAATATTATGTTGGTTAACATGTATTCTTGTTTTCATAACTTAATTACTTAAAGGGGCTTTAATTGTTGGGTGTGATTGATAGTTTATAAGTTTGAAGTTATCATAAACATATTCATCAAACTTTAAATCAGGATTAGTGACCATAACTAAGGTTGGTAACTTAAATGATTCTCTACTGATTTGTTCTTTAGCTTGCTCAATATGATTGAGATACAAGTGAGTATCACCTAAGTTTCCAATTAGCTCATCAGGAACCATATTAACTTCTTTAGCAATAATTTCTAATAACAATCCATAACTTGCAATGTTAAATGGTAAACCTAAGAATGTATCTACTGAACGTTGATTCCACATTAAAGAGATTGCTCTGGTTGGAATGTTATAATCATCAAATAAACTATTCCACCCATTTTCATCCGTTGGGAAAACATCCTTAATCCAAGATGATTTGTCGTAAATGTTTTTACGTTCTTGTGAACTCAACTCTTTTGTATAAACTTGAAATCCATAATGACAAGGTGGAAGAGTCATTTGGTCTAATTCTCCAACATTCCAGCTTGAAACCATTAATCGTCTTGAGTCTGGATTTGTTTTAAGGTCGTTGATTAGATTTGCGATTTGGTCTATTGAATTATTTTGGTGCGTTACTTTAACATCATATTTACTATAATCTCCACCATCACGAATTAAGTCCATAACTTTAACTTTGTCAGAACTTTTTACATTTTCTAAATCATAATTTATTACGTTTTTTTTACCCCAACTTCTCCATTGCTTACCATAAATTGGACCTAACTCACCCCACTTATTTTCCCATTCTTTATCTGTTTTAATTTTATTGACAAAATCTTCTTTACTATATGGAATCTTAACTTCAGGACTATTAACATATCTCTTATAAGCATCGCCGTCCCAAATATGACAATCATTATCAACTAAATACTTAATATTAGTATCTCCTTTTAAAAACCATAACAATTCAGTTACAATAGTTTTAAATGCCATCTTCTTAGTTGTAAGCAATGGAAATCCTTCACTCATCTTATGACGTATCTGTCTTCCAAAGATACTGATTGTTCCAGTCCCTGTTCTGTCCGACTTGGTTACTCCATTATCTAAGATGTCTTGGAGTAGGTCTGTGTATTGTTTATCTAATTTATTCATAACTTTTTCTTTTTGTGCGTAAGATAATACAGATGGCATACCACTATAATGACACCACAACTCACCTAAATTATCTTCATTATCTTCTTTCATTTTACAAACAATTGAATTCCTAGTATGGTAAGGGCTAATATTAAACAAATAATTGTTTTTGTATTAAAAGGTTCATTAAAAAGATACCAACTAAAGTAAGTAAATACTATTGCTCCTAATGAAAATCCTATTAATCTTGATGGCCACATTTGACCTTCATATGCAATTACCATATTCTTTACTGAATACATAAAAAACATTGATGCCGGTATACCCATTAAAACAACCAACCAGTAATTGTTTTTAAACCAATCATACTTCATTTGTCCCTGTAATTGAAAGAAAGTTACGATTTGAGCAAGAATGCCAAACACAATACCGATTATAAGTTTTCCTACGTTCATTTTATTTTAATAACTTTCTATTATTTAATCCCACCACCACGACATACGTTCATTTAAAATTTTAAACAAAAGACTATGAGCTTTTTGTTGGTTATAATGACCGATATTCATAGCGATTCTTTGTTTTATTTCAACTGTGTTTTCTTCTTCTCCTATTTTAATATTAAAAATTTGAAGTTTTTTGTTGGATAAAACTTTTTTATATGAAAGTGGGTACTTTTTAAAATACGAATCAAAGTCTTCGTGTATTATCTTTATGTCTAATGTTTTATTTTCAGTATCTCCAGGAATATCTAAAAAATTATATTCGGTTTTTTCATAGTCTGAGTATTCAATTGAATAGAAATCTTCTTGTACTCGTTGAATAAGATTCAAACATAAAGTCATATCTCGATTGTCTCGTTCAACTTCACTATGTCTATTAGACGTAACAATATATTTACGTTGTAGTTCAATCTTACGTTTTAACACTTCAAAAATATAATTACTATCCCAATGTCTATCATTAAAAATAACTGAAAACCAATCAATAAGATTTTTTACACCTCTTAAAAATTCTAAAAACCATACCGGTAAATAATTTTTCCAGGAGTTTCTATCCCAAGCGCTATCTTTCGGCATTGGAAGTTTTTTGATTATTTTGTTATTATAAATGTCCATTTTTTACGTTAAATATTTTATAAAGATATGTAAAAAATATTAATAATCAAATAAAATCATTTTTTTAAAAACACATTCAAATCTTCAGGAGTCCCCAGTCCCCACATTTTTTCAATATCAAAAGTTCTAATTTTTTTACAATCTTTAATTGCTTGGTTAAAAACGGGACAAATATAAAATTCATCATTCACTCTGATATTTTTCTTAATCATTTCTTCTGAGTATTTTACATAGTCAGAACCTTTTTTCCAAAAATAAATTCCAGCGGTTGCAATATTTGATATTGGGTTTTTTTCTGCAACCTCTGTTACATAACCATTGTCATCAATTTTAGCAAATGACCATTTTGGATGAGTGGAACGGAATGTAACAATACCTCCATCAGAATTTGTTTCCATCATTTTGTACATAAATTCATTTGAATCCCATTCAATAAATTGGTCAGAATTCGCAATTAAAAGCGGATTTTCATTATTAATATAATCTTTGGTTAATAAAGTTGTGCAAGCGGCTCCTTCAGTTAATTTATCTACCTCAACAATTTTACAATTAGGTGAAATTAATTTTAATAACGCGTCTAAGTTATATTTTTCCCTATGTGATTTTTGAACAATATAAATAAAATTGGCATTAATATTAAGATTTTCGGTTACTACTTTAATCATTGGTTCTCCGTTAATTTCAATTAATGGTTTTGGAAAAGAATATCCGGCTTTTTCAAATCTTGAACCGGCTCCCGCCATCGGAATTAAAACGTTTAATTTATTGTCAGACCATTTTGGGATTATCATAATTTTGTTTTTGTTTAATTTATTTTTTATTTTTTCAATTGTTAAATCTGAAGGATTGTTAACCCTTAAAACATTTGCGTTACTTCTACCGGCAGCTAAAAGCCCTGGAGGGGAATCCTCAACAATTAAAGTTTCTTCAGGTAAAACTCCCATTGTACTCATGGTTTTCCAATACATTTCAGGATGAGGTTTACTATTTTTAACGTCTTCATTTGAAATAATTAAATCCATGTATTCAATAATACCAATTTTTGATAACATAACCAACACAGACCTTCTAATTGAATTTGAAGCGCATGATAATCGATATCCCATTTTTCTTAATTCTTTGAACAATTCAATCATTTTAATGTTTGGTTGTAATTCGGAAATTAAGTTAATTGTTAAATTTTGTTTTTGATTCCAAATATCATCATATGTATTTGGATTTAGACCTTTATTAACTGTTAGTAATTCTAATTTTTGATAGGTTTTTAAACCGTCATATATTGATAAATGTTCTGTTTCGGATATAACATATTTTTCAGTATTGCAAACTTCTCTCAAAGATTGGTTTAATGTTTGAAAATGTATTTGTTTAGCGTCAACTAAAACCCCATCTAAATCAAATATTATTAATTTAATCATTTTTATATCTTTTAATAAAATCTGAGCAAATACCTTCGCATTTGTTCACATTTTCATTGTATAATTCTGGTTTGACAGCAATGCTACCAATAATTGGTTGAGTCCCAGGATAAGCCCATATGTAATTTTTAGAAGTTAATGTTACAGTATCTTCTTCATGCCAAAAATAATGTATATCATATTTTTTCATTTCCACTAACGCGTCCAAATTTTTGGCGTGGCACCATAATTTTTTATTCATCAAAAACTTATAATCCACATCATATTTTGCTTCATCATGTCCTAACATAAATTTTCCATTAATATACCAAACATCAATTTCAACATCGTAACCTAACTTAATTGCCGATTCAATATATGTAGGGGTATTTTCAAGTTCATGAAATTCACCATCAATATTTCCTCTGTGAGATATTAGTATTGTCATATTTTTGTTGGTATGTTTACATCAATATTTGGGGTTTTCCAAGGACTATCCCTTACATTTAACCTACGTAATAATCCCCAAGTAGCATATTCTAAACCATACGCATAAAGTTTAGTTTTTAACCCTAATTCTTCAGTTCTATATTTCCAAATAGCGTGGCAAGAGGTTATATTTGTTTCATCCATTCCGTGATTTTTAATAAATTTAAAATAATCGTTTTCTAAATTAAAATAACTATCAAGTTTATCGTAAATTAATCCAATATTTTTCATGTTTTCATAACCAGAAATAAACCATCCATCATTAAATCCCCACCCTTCGTCTAAAAGATGCCAATGACTAACGTAAAAATTTTCAGGGGATAACAAACTAAAATCAATCTTCTCATAAAAAACAGTATCAAATCTTGAAATTAATACCATATCATATGAATCATCAATCAATTCCATTGTTTTTTTAAGTGAATAAAATCTTGAATAATTGTTATTTAAATAATTTTTGGTATTCCAAGGACCATCCGGTACAAAATTGTAATCTTTGTACGGATGGTCAAACAATCTTTGTTTTTCAAGAATAAATTTTTTTGGGTTAACTGTGCTAATTAATCTTTCGCTTTCTTGTGTAGAATCGTCCCATCCATGAAAAAATATGTCCGTATTTTCTGTAATTACATTTTTTTTTAAATAATCAAAAGGGATTTTAAATCCTTGTATTTCATCTCGACTATTTTTGCCTGTAAATTTACCGTAGAAACATAAAGCAATTTTCATATATAAACAATTTAATATAAATTATATTAATTCTTTTATTTCCTCAATAGTGAATTGTTCAACTTCAGATGAAAATGGACCGTCTTCTAATATTTTTTCATGAAAATTTTCTCCAGGTTGGAGACCAATAACATTTATTTTTTGTTTTGCGTTTTTTTGACCATATTTTTGATACATTGTTTCAAGTAAATTTTCAATACTCATTGATTTCATACCAGGGACATATGGTTTTGATGTGTTGCAATTATCTAAACAACTAAAAATTAAATCAATTGCTTGGTCAACTGTCCAAAAAAATCTTGTTGCTTTAGGTTCGGTAACTATTACAGGTTTATCATTTTGTATTAATTCTTTCCATTTACACAATACAGACCCTGTTGAATAAAGAACATTTCCATATCTAACTATTCTGTAATCACATTTAGGGTTTAATTCTTGATATTGTGAACAAAGTCTTTCCATTAATAATTTACTAGCCCCATAAACACCAACAACTTGAGCCGCCTTATCCGTTGAAATACTAATAAAGAATTCTAAGTTTTCGTTTAGAGAACAATCTAATAGATTCATAGTACCTATTGTATTAGATTTAACGCATTCTCTAACTTGTTTTTCAGCTAAACCAACATGTTTTGATGCCGCCAAATGAAAAACGGCTTTAACATCTTTCATTGCTTGTTTTGAGTCAAATGGGTCAGAAATGTCCCCTGTTAAGATTTCAACATCAGGAAATTCTGATTTCAAATCAATTAATTTGCCTTCATTTCTGGCAATTGTCCGTACATTAGCTCCTAGTTTAAGTAATTCTTTTATTAAAGGTTTCCCTAAAAATCCTGAACCACCGGTTACTAAAACTAATTTGTTTTTTAAATCGTATTTTTCCATTTAAATTAAATTTTTATTTACCAAATATTTCAATTTCCCAACCACCAAGAACATTATAAAACCAAGCATCGTTCATTAATGGTTCGAATTTTTTTATTCTATCATTTTCATGTTTTAATTTTTCCATTTGTTCGATATCTTCTTGTCTAATCGCTCTAACATTTATCATTCCGGGCCATTGATTACTTAAACATTCTATTTTTTTAATTGCCCATCTATCAACAGAACCAATAACTTTATATCCATCACCGTTTGCAAAAGACATACTTCCTATTGTTTCCCATCCCCAAGGTGTCCAATTTCTTTTAATATTTTTTAAAAACCATTTTCGATTCCAGATAGAAAAAGCCGCTGCGTTTTGATATAAATTAACATTACCTGGTGCAGAGTCAATAAGAGATATAAATTCAATACCGTTTTTTTCAACGTATGGTTTTACATGATTTTTATCTCGAGCGTGTTGTAAAGAAGGTTGTAAATCAATTCTACCTACATTTTCGTTTAACAATTCCAAACAAGTTTCAAAAACTTCAATGTCAACAGGTCTTGCTATCATAAAATCATCTAATCCAAAAACAAAATATTCGTCTTTAATACTTGAAAAAAAATCAATTAAATAATTTGACCAACCATCAGCTCCCCCAACCTGTTCTTTTCCCATTGAGATAAATTCAAAATTACTTTCTAATTTAAAATCTGGAGGGGTAAAACCTAAAATTTTAACATTTATATCTTTACTCCAATATTTGTTAAAAAAATATTGGAAATATTTTACAATGAATATATTACTATCACATGTTGAAATGTATACATTCAATTTATTGGTTGTCATAACTTTTATATTAATTTATTTTATTCATGTGTCTAATATAGTTTATTAATAAACTATCTATGTTTGCTTTACCAACTGGATTAGCTGATTGTATATTGTATAATGGTAATGATTTATTATTATCTAAACAATAGTCAACTAACCATTTAGCACAATCAAACCCTGTTTTTTCTTTTTGTTTTAATAATCTTGACTTTTTCTTAGTCATGCCTTTGGACCTTGCATCTAAAGACACGTCCATCCCTAAATCGTGGTCAAAACATATTGCTTCAGGTAATTCGTTATTTTTAATCCAATTAATAAATTCGTTATAAGACTTAACCCATTCTATATGTTTTAAATCATCATTTAATATTGGACTAAATGTAACAACCCAGTGATTTTCAAACGGGTTTCTTACATCATCTAACCAAAGCAATGTCCCCTTATTTTTCATAAGTTTTTTATTTCTTGTTTAACTTCATTCCAATAATTAAATCTTTTAGTTTCCCATTGAACATTATCACTTCCATTCCAATTATAACATTCATTGATAATTTCGTAAACTGCGATTGTCGCCGCATGTTTACCACCATCTATTGTTAGGAGACATTCGTTTTCGTATTTTTCAACTAGTTCTATTGCTTTTTCTTTTGGTGTCATAGTTTTATTTTCTTCAATATGTTCATATGCTCCATCTCTTTCTAATTCTTCAGGTGTTGCAAATGGTTTTAGACATTGTTCTTTCCAATATTGTTCTTCTAACTCCTCTGTCCAATCTTCAGTGTGTTCATATGCTCCATCTGGACCAATTTGAAAGTCATCACTAATATATGGTTCATCTTCTAAACCATCATTTAACGTTACATCCCAATCCTTTAATTCAGATTCTTCAGGTGTAATTATCTTAGCGTATTTAGGAAAGTGCTCAGGTCCGTTGTTATCATAGCCAGCGACCATTTCAAATTCTACTTCTAAACCTTCATTAGAGTCGTATAGTTTTAACCCATCTATATGGCCATTGTCTACTAATGGATACTGGTTGATTAGTTTAGCGTCTGGTCCTTCTTTAACCACTTGCTTTACTACCCACCCACGATTTGTTTTATTTAATATTCCTTTCATATTTCAATTATATTTCCGTTACTACTTAATTTACCAAACTTACCATCAGTTACTACACTTCCATTACTATAGATTGTATCACCTATTGATAGTTTCATTGTTCCTGCATTAATGATGTCTTCGCTATTGTGGATATGACCAAACAAACATAGTTTAGGTTTTAAATTTAACATACGCTTTTTAAGTGAAGTATCACCACAAAATTCTAATTTACCAGTTACATCATAAGATAAGTCTAGTATTCCTTTTGGTGGTCCATGTACAACTACAATATTAGTATCATCAGGAATATGTTTCCAAACCTCAGAAGTCTTAGCTCTATTCTTATTGAATGCCCATCCATTACCAAATGTTGGTGTGATTGGAGAACCCCATATTTTAATCCCTTCTATTTCAATCCAATCATTCTCCAAGTATATAATACCTGCTCTTTCAAAGTCATCTTTTTTAATAAAGTTTCTTTCAATACAAACGTCGTGATTACCTGCTACAAATACTTTATATTTGATTGGTAATAAGCTATACCAAGATATAAAACTTTGCATTTCATCTTCACTTAGGTAAGGGTCTCTTGGATTAGTAGCGTCTCCACTATGAATCACAATGTCAATATTTTCTGGAATATCTAATAACTCATGATATGTGTGAGTGTCCGATATATGCCATACTGTTTGTTTCATGTTATTTAGTTATTAGTTCGTAAGTTGAATTTTGTGTTTGAAATTTAATGTATCCTTCTCTTTGTTCCACTATCTCAGTAATTACCGTTGTAAGCCAAGTATAACTTACTGGATGTGGATTTAATATTAATGACCTCCCAATAGACGGTTCATCATGTATTTCTTTACCTGTAGATTCACCAATTTCATTCCATTCAACCCAACCAATATTTGAACCTACATTAATTAAACCATCGTTTAATCTTTTTAAGGTATATTTTGACGGTTCATCTATTGGTACGATTGAATCGGATATTCTTGGTACGATTGAATCAGCATCATATTTATTTTGTTTTCCTATTTTGTTCATATTAGTCTTGTTTTTAAAATGACCATACTAAAAAAGGTATACTTAAAAATAACACTATTCCTAGTATTAATAATAAATGTGCTCCAACATATTCTATTTTTTCTTTTGTTATCATTTTGTTATTAAATTTAATGAGTTTATTGATAAAAACAAAACACCAATAGTGGTAAAACCAATAATTAAAATTATTAGTATTTCAATCGGTGTTAAAAACATTTTATTTATTTTCATATTTTCCAATTTTAATTAGTAATCCTAAAGATATTAACAATACCACAGCTCCAATTATTTTACTTGCGGCTTCATATGTATTATTAGATATTTCCATTTTAGTTTAACAATTAATTTATTCTTTCAAAGATACATTAAAATTTAAATATAAACAAATAAATTTATTTATAATTTAGTTCTTTTAACTTTTTTACCAACAGGCAGTTCGTTTGATTTATATTTTACCTCAACTTCATATGGGTTTATTGAACTTATTTTTGAATTATATTTCCATATGAATTTAGCAACGTCATTTTCAGAAATAACTTCCCATTTAAAATTATTTAACGTTTTATTTTTTTCCATTTAACAATGATAGTTAAAAAATAGATAAAAACCTAATTAAATGTATTTATAAGAGGTATGAATATTATAATTAAAGAACATCAATATTTAAAAATATTAACTGAATCTTTAGGGGTTTCTAGAGCAAGTTTACATTATGTTAATGTGATTTATAAAATATTGGAACCTACGGTCTTAAAATTTTTAAATTCAAATCGTGATTTAAATGAAAAAATAAATATTGATTTAAATGATTTAAAGGAAGTTTATCAAGATTTTCCTGAAGATTATATTGAATTTCCAATTGAACAAATTGTTATTAATCTTAATTGTAAAAAAATAAATAAAATTAATGACAATGCGAATTTTTTTTCTGGGGGAGGGGCTTATAGTATTAGACCAAAAAAAGAAAAAACAACCCATGTAAAAATTCCATCTAAATTCTTACCAAAATATGTTACAGACGAAATAAATAAAACTATTATTTCTGAGTTTGATTTTACGGTTACTATATTTAAAAACTATGAAGAAACTAATAAAGACGATTTATTGTTTTTATTACGTGATGCAATATCTCATGAATGTAACCATATGTTTGAGTATTATAAAAGAAACGAAAACAATGCTCCCGATGTGGATAACAGATTTACCTGGTCAGGAGTTAAAAATTACAACGTACCTAAAAACATTTGGAATATTTGGGAACAATTTACAACAATGCTTTATTTTTCTCAACCACAAGAAATGAATGCTATGACACAAGAAGTTTATAGTGTTAGTTTAAGGAAATCTTTTGAAGAATTTAAACAAGGTGGTTATTGGCGCTCCGCAATTGTTATGGAAAATTTTGACGCTGACGAATTTATGGACAATTTAGTTAATGAGATTAATAAATATAATCCAGACTATATTAAACCTATACTAATAAATTTAAGAAATTGGTTTATAAAAGATTATGTAAATTATGGGGTTTCTGAAAAACTTCCAATAAATCAAAAACTTTTAAGTAAAAAAGAAATTTTTAGTTTGACAAAATTTTTTGAACCAAGAATACGGTTAGCCGGTAAAAAACTTAAATCTAATTTCATTAGGACTTTTTCTATCCCTAGAGAATCGATATAATGACTGGTCAGAAGAAACATTAAATTTTAAGGTATTTATATAAAATGAAAATTAACATAACTAAAACACAAAGAGCAAGATTGGTTAAGGATTGGTTAAACGATATGTTTTCTGGTGCTGAAATAAAAAATACTGATTATGGTAATTCTTATTATATTAAAAATGAAAAAAACCTTGCTTTTCAGAATAAAAAAAATAAAGATTTTCGGTTTGATTACGACCTAATTTGGTCATTTTTAGAATCCATTTTTTCACTTGAATATGAAGAACTGCAATCTATCACAAAAGACTGGTTGGACGAGACATTAAATTTGAAGGGATATACAACATCTTATTTACGCAACTTATCTTGGACATAGTTGGGCGAGACATTAAATTTGAAGGTATTTATATAAAATGAAAATTAACATAACTAAAACACAAAGGGCAAGATTGGTTAAGGATTGGTTAAACGATATGTTTTCTGATACTGAAATAATTGATTCTTATTATGTTAAAAATGGAAAAAAAATTGCTTTTCGGGAGAAAGAAAATAAAGAGTTTTGGTTTGATTATGACTTAATTTGGTCATTTTTAGAATCCATGTTTTCACTTAAATATAAAGAACTGCAAGCTATTACAGAAGACTGGGTGGATGAAACATTAAATTTTAGGGGTTATACAACTTCGCCTCACATGTATCTCGAACAACGTTAGGTGGATGAAACATTAAATTTGAAAGTAATTATATAAAATGAAAATTAACATAACAAAAACACAAAGAGCAAGATTGGTTAAGGAATGGTTAAACGATATGTTTTCTGATGTTGAAATTATTGGTTCTTTTGATAATAGAGGAGTGACTTATAGTAAAAACGGAGAAAATATTGCTTTCCAGGATAAAAAAGATAAAGACTTTTGGTTTGATTATGATATAATTTGGTTATTTTTAGAATCTATGTTTTCGCTCGAATATGAAGAACTGCAATCCATTACAGAAGACTGGTTGGAAAAAACATTAAATTTGAAAGGTTATAGAACGTCAGGGGCTCCAGTGTAATTAAACACATTTGTTGGATGAGACATTAAATTTAAGGGACAAACAAGTATATTAACTGACATTATGTCAGTTTTTTTATGCTTGGTATAATTTTTAATATGTGGGGTTTGTGCTTGACACATTAAAATTAAAAATATATATTTTAATAAAAAATTATTTATGGGTAAAATTATTGGTATTGATTTAGGAACTACGAATTCGTGTGTTTCTGTAATGGAAAATGGGGAACCTGTTGTTATAACAAATAACGAAGGAAAAAGAACCACCCCCTCAATTGTTGGTTTTTTAAAAGATGGTGAAAGAAAAATTGGTGACCCGGCAAAAAGACAATCGGTTACAAATCCAACTAACACTGTTTATTCAATAAAAAGATTTATGGGGTTAAATTTTGACGAATCAAAATCAGAAATTAAAAAAGTACCTTATAAAGTTGTTAAAGGTGATAATAATACAACTAGAGTTGATATTGACGGAAAATTATATTCTCCTCAAGAAATTTCATCAGTTATTTTACAAAAAATGAAACAAACTGCTGAAGATTATTTAGGTCAAGAAGTGACTGAAGCGGTTATTACAGTTCCGGCTTATTTTAACGACGCTCAACGTCAATCAACAAAAGAAGCCGCAGAAATTGTTGGGTTAAAAGTTGCTAGAATTATTAATGAGCCTACAGCTGCCGCCTTAGCTTATGGTTTTGACAAAAAAGATAAAGATATGAAAATCGTTGTTTTTGATTGTGGTGGAGGAACTCACGATGTTTCAGTGTTACAATTAGGAGATGGTATTTTTGAAGTGTTATCTACTGACGGAAATACTCATTTAGGTGGAGATGATTTTGATGACGTTATTATTGACTATTTAGTAAAAGAGTTTAAAAAAGATAATGGTATTGACCTTAAAAAAGATTCAATGGCGTTACAACGATTGAGAGAGGCGGCTGAAAAAGCTAAAATAGAACTTTCTTCGTCGATTTCAACTGAAATTAATTTACCTTACATTATGCCGGTAGACGGTATTCCTAAACATTTGGTTACTAATTTAACAAGGTCAAAATTTGAACAATTAGTTAATGATTTAGTTAAAAAAACAATTAACCCATGTAAATCCGCTTTAGAAAAGGCTAAATTAAAAGTATCGGATATTGATGAAATTATTCTTGTTGGGGGGTCAACTCGTATTCCAGTTATTCAACAAGCGGTGAAAGACTTTTTTGGTAAAGAACCGTCAAAAAGTGTTAATCCTGATGAAGTTGTTGCTCTTGGAGCCGCAATTCAAGGGGGAGTATTAGGTGGTGACGTTAAAGATGTTTTATTATTAGATGTTACTCCGTTATCCTTAGGTATTGAAACTATGGGAGGTGTTTTTACTAAATTAATAGATTCAAATACAACTATTCCAACCAGACAGTCTCAAGTATTTTCGACAGCTGTTGATAATCAACCAAGTGTAGAAATACATGTTTTGCAAGGCGAACGTCCAATGTCATCCGATAACAAAACAATTGGAAGATTTCATTTAGATGGACTTCCTCCGGCTCGTAGAGGAACACCTCAAATTGAAGTGGTTTTTGATATTGACGCTAATGGTATTATAAATGTTTCAGCAATTGATAAAGCGACTGATAAAAAACAATCAATACGTATTGAATCATCTACTGGTTTATCAAAAGAAGAAATTCAAAAAATGAAACAAGACGCTGAGTTAAACGCCGAATCAGACAAAAAGAAAAAAGAAGATGTTGAAACGTTAAATACTGCGGACAACTTAATGTTTCAAACTGAGAAAACTTTAAATGAAAGTGAAACTAAAATTCCATCGGATAAAAAAACTGAAATTGATAACACAATTAAAGAACTAAGACAACATCATTTAGAAAAAAATATTCCAATGGTTGAAAAATTAATGGGTGAACTTAATGAACAAATTCAAAAAGTTGTTAGTGTGATGTACGAATCAAAAGAACCTCAAGATAATTCCACAGAAAATTCTGGTGAAAACTTAACAGATGTTGAGTTTGAAAACGTTAAATAAAATGACCCCTTCTTAAAAAAGAGGGGGTTTTTATTTTTTCTTAGAGGTAAACTTATCAACTGATGAAAGTCCAAGACATCCAAATGCTAATAAAGCGACTGATTCTACTAATATATTAGAAGGAGCTTGGTCTAATGATGAAAATGAGTTATGATACATTGTAACACAAAGTGCTACCGTACAAAAAAGACCACAAACTCTTTTCATTGATAATTTACCTGTTTCGTCAAAAAATAATTGCTTCATAATGTTTTTTATTATAAATATTTACATTTTTTATTAAAGAACTATATTAACGACCTTGTCCTTTATATTTTTTTGGTTTTTCCGATTTTGGACCAAAACTTTTTTTTAATTTTCCTGATTTTTTAACACCAAAAGTCACTTTCTTTGAGCCAGAGTCTTTTGAAACTTTAGATTTTGCCATAAATTATTTTTTTAAAATAAATATTGTTAAAACCATTTACTTTTAAAATATTGTTAAAATTATTTTATTTTTAATTAATATTTTTCAATTAATTTTTAATAAAATAAATTCAAACTATCATATATTTATTTAAAAAGAATTTCTTAAATGAAAAAAAATATTTTTAATATAGTTGAACTTCGTAAAACTGTGAGAAAACACATTTTAGAACAAATAGAAAATAAAGAAGAAACAAAACAAAGATGTTTAACTTCTAATGTAATAGCTTTAGATAATATTGTAGGTCCTTCAAAAATTTTTACAAACTATAATTCAAACACATTGAAAAGAAATGGTGGTATTCATGGTATGGTGGACACTTTGGATTTATTAAAAACATTAAGATTACATCCACATATTTCAGATTCCGGTGAACATTTAGCGTACGATTTAATGAATCATTTAAATACGTTTAGAAATAAACATTATTTAGATGAAACAAATTCTCAATGTCAAAAAGCAATGGATAAAGTTATTGAACTTTATAAAGAAAATGAACATGGTGAAGATTTAGTTAAAGATATCGAAAAAGTTTTATCCCACGCCCATCCAAGCCCTAGAGCTAAGGAATACTTAAAAAGGTGTATAATTTTAGTTAAAGAAAAATAGTCCCCTTTAATAAAGGGTTTAGGACCGTTATCGTTATGGTAACAAAAAAGGGGAAAGCTCGCTACTGTCCCCTTTTTAAATTTAGTCATCATTATTACTAATAACTATTTGTAACCAAATATCGAACGTTAAAAATAATATCCACCAATTATTTTTTTGTTGGGTCATTTCATACGGACTATTATATGAGGTAATTAAAAATCTAAAAACCAAAATAAAAATAATGATTCGAACTATAGTTAAGATTATTTTAAAAAAAATTTTCATGTTAATTAATTATAGGTATATTTATGAATAATGACAAATAATTTTAATAATTTAATTCGTAAAGCAGTAAAAGAATATGTAAACCCCTCTATGTCATTATGTGAAAATGTAAAAATATCAAAAGATTTAAAATACCATTTAGATAATAAAATTACTTTAAGTGAAAATATATTTAGGGGGGGTTCTAAAAATTTTTTTAATTTAATTAAGGAAGTAAGAAGTTTATATAATAAAAATTTAATTAAATTAAATGATGACGATTGTTGGATTGTTGAATCTGATTTAAATAAAAACGTTATTTTAGAAAATGAGAACTTATTTAGAGTGTATGATAACAGCGCAGGAGTAAGAGTTAATGGTAATGATATAGATTTGAGTTATTTTGAAAATATAAAAAAAATTTTACAAAAATTAATTAATAGGGAATTAATACCTAAATTAATAGAACAAAATAAAGTTTATGATGATTTTACGGACCTACAAATAAACATTAAAAAAATTTTGGTGGCTAAAAACCAGGATATGAATAGAAATTTGATTGTTATTGATATCATTCCGTGGTCTAATATTACTTGGGGTAGAGTTATATCTGGAGTATGGGAATTATTAGAAATCCTTGGGATTTCAAAACATGATTTTGTAGTTGAATATCTTAAACCTACTCACAATCGAATAAGTAGATTATCTGATTATTATGCCGAAGAATATATAGTTGTTGAAAATAAACAATCTTTACCATTTAGTGAAGAAATTAAAGACGGTAAAAAAATAAGAACATTTTTAGAAAATGTTAGTTTTGAAGAATTAAAATGGCGTTTTGATAATGAAGATAGAATTATACGACCTTTAAATGAAACTAACTGGCAATACCAATCAGATAACAAATTGCCAATTTTATTAGAAAATAATAAAACTATATATATTCCAAAAGGAAAGTATCATAGACTTATTAAAGGTTCTGGAGAACTAAAAGTTGAAATTTCAACTAAAGGAACATATTAAAAATATTCATAGATTTAATCCAAAGGTTAACAATTTTAATGTAACACCAATTATACGCATCGAAAAGTTTTTCTTTCATATTTACTATTTATAAGTAATTATAATTATGTTGTTAAAAAGAAATTTAATCAACATAAAAAAGAAATAATATGGATTTAAATAATAAAATAAACATTACCGAATCTAAAATGTTGAGAGTCCCTATAAGGACAATTGTTAAAGACATTGTTGAAATTTTAAAACTTAAAAAAGTAGGGACTTTTAATTTACCGTCAGATAGTTTTTATAGTTTTCAAAATTCAATGAGTGATTTTTCAGTAGAATTATATTTAAAAAAGAAAAAAAAATTACCGTTACCAATTATTACCGGTAATTACATTCATGAAGAGGACGTTATTGAAATTATTATATTTTATAATCCTGAAACAATTGAAAAAAATTTATACTTTGTAATTGGCGAATTAAATGACATATTGGCTCATGAATTAACTCATATGAAGCAAGGATATAAAGGAGAATTACCTTCAGTTGAGCCAAATTTAACTCCGTTTGAGTACTATACACAAAAACATGAGATTGAATCCCAAGTTGAGGGGTTTAAAAGGGTGTCCAAATTAACAAATAAAAATTTTGAAGATGTTGCAACACAATGGTTTGAGACTCATAGAGACATTCATCATTTAACAAAAAAAGAAGAGACGATAATTATAAATAAATTAATTGATTTTAAAAATGGAAATTGAACAAGTAAATAAAAAATTAGAAATTCTTAAATATTTGTTTTGGTCATATACTCAAACAAAAAGTGAAGAATATGAGATTGATATTGAAACAAGTTACAATCCAGATAGTACAAATAATCTTTTTAATTTTGAGGAGCTTTCGTGGAACATAAGAGTTACACTTATGTGTCCTCCAGAAATAACCAGAATAAGTTATAAATTAAAGAACGCCGAAAATATAATAGAAAGTTTTTTTAAAAAATATTCGTTTGATTCAAATAATCTTAAAATTTTAAATAGTCCTAGTGAAATGTACCCTATAATTTGTGAAAATTTAAATTATGAATTTGGTGATGAAACTTTAAAATTTAATTTAAATTTTTTTATTAGTTGTAAATAATAATTTAAACTTTTTTTACTTATCGGAAAACTTTTTAAAAATTGTTTTTATTAAACTTTCAATAGTTGAGCTAGACGCGGTAATAAATCCATAAGATGCTAGTCTAATACCAATTTCAGTTATTTGTTTTTCATTTAAACTACCCGATGTTGCAATATTAAATATAATTTCTAAAATTGGGATTATAAAAGTATAACTTAACATGTTTATTACTTTATGTATTGTAACTCCTAACCCGCTTAAAAAATTTATAAATGTTGTTTTAAGTTCGTCGCTTTTTTCAAGAGAGATTTTAAATTGAGTTAATAAATTTTCAGATTTTATTTTTTCAAAAATTTTTAATAAAATATCTTTATTATCTACATAATACGTACATATAATTGCAGTAACAATTAAACTTACATTTAAAGAAGATAATTCTGGAAATTTACCTTCAACAAAATCAGAAACAGGTTGAAAAAAACCCCCTATACCTGCACCCCAAGTAAATAAAAATTTAAAATCAAGTCCTGTTTGAGTTTCGGCTTTTTTTAAAATATTTTTAGCAAAACTATACTCGCGTTCAATTGAATCACCAAGTTTTTTACTTACATTTTCAATTAAAATTTTATTTTTTTGACTTTCGTTAATTAAAATTAATATTGACATACAATAATAAATACTTCAAACATATTTATTTAAAAATAATTTTTATGAATCCAGAATTAAATATAGGTGATAATGTAAGATGTCTTTATATGCCAGATGAGCATAGTTCAGTACCCCCAGGTACTTTTGGCATTGTTAAAGGTGTTCATGTAATACTTGGAGTTAAACAATACGATGTAATCTGGGAAAATGGGTCTAAATTGGCGTTATTATCAGATGCTGATATCTGGGATAAAGGTGAAAGAACAAAAAAACACACAAATGAAAAATATAAATAACTATTTGAAAAAATGGTCACGTAAAGTATTACTAACTTACGTAAATTTATTTTTTTAATATATTTATAATAAAATTAATTATGAGCGCATACTTTTTTAAAATGACAAATGAGGAGAAACAAAATATCCTTGACAAACATAAAACGGTTTATGATGGGTTTGTTACCAATTATATTAAACCTAAACAACAAGAACTATATGTTCAAGATTTTGCCAACGATAAAGAAGGTATAACTATTAATAACAAAGGTGTTGTTACAAATTATAAAAATATGGGGATTAATGAAGGGATGGTTGAAAATGAAGAAAACGATTCTTACATGGTAAGTGTTGGAGAACAAATCGATATGATTGGCGACGGAGAAAATGATTTGAAACACGGCACAGTTGGCGATGACATCATGGACCCTGAGTTATTTAACGATAATATAGAACAATGTGAACATTGTGGCGGTCTTGGCTATCATGAAGACACTGATGAGGAATGTGAAGAATGTGATGGAACTGGATTTTATGATAAATTATATAATCTTAAGGATGAAGATTCATTAAATATGGATTTTCCTTATAGTGACGATATTAAATTAGATGTTGAAGAGGAATTACAAGAACCTTTAATGGAACAATTAGATAAAACATTAGATATGTTTAAAAGATTTAAAAATTACTAGTAATGCAAATTAAAGATTTGGTGTCTTATTATATTAATGATTCAACTAAAACTATTGAAGTTGGATTTAAATTAGAAAACGACCTTGATGATGAAATTAGGGAAGATATTATTGAGTTACAAGAATGTGAAAATTTTGGTTATAAATTCATTAAAAATAATATATCTGAAATAAAAGACCTTTATGATGAGGAATTCTTTGATGAGGATGATGAATTTTTTGAAGACGATGATGAAAATAATAGTGAATTCAATAATCAAGAAGTCGCATCATTTTTAAATGAATATTATTTAATCTACCCTGACAAAATGCCTAAACCTGAATTATTTTAATATGAGCCTTAATATAGACGAACTAATAAAATTAATGAAGAGATTTACCCCAAACGAAAATTTCAACGAATTTAATGAACAAGATTCTGCTGGGCAAACAACGGCTAGTAGTGAAAAACCTGAATACCCGACAGTTACAAAATGGGCAACAGGAAGAAAATTTGGACCAACATATAACCCAGAACAAAAAACTTGGGCTTCAGGTGTTGTTAGAAGTAAAGCTAATACTTTACTATAAAAAAATTAAAATGAAAACGTTAAATAAAATGTTATCATAAAGATACTTTTTTGGGTAATAACCAATAAAGTTAAACCATCTAAAAGAAAGGGGTGTTTAATATCTAGCAAAAAGGTGTCCAAAAGACATCTTTTTGTCTTTTATAACGTTTGGTTTAGTGATTATAAATGATTATTATTTAGTAATTAAATTGCCCCCGTAGGTAAAGGGATATACCAAAAATTTTCTAAATTTTCGTTTCTGGTTCGAGTCCAGACGGGGGTACAAAAAATAAGTTTAAAATAAATTTGGTGGTTTTAAATAAAATGACTAAATTTGTATTGTGGTTGAGAAATCAACATAATTGAGACCGAATTAACTCAATTAGGGGTGAAAAAGAAAACGATTTAGATACTAAGTTCTCCCCCACATTTTTTAAATTTCAATAACATATTGATTTTCTGAGGTTCTAAATTGTAAATCTTCAGATTCCCTAAAAACAGTAATTACAAATAAGGACCAATAATATCCAATATTATGAACTGGATTTATTGCCACGGCCAATTCTTTTTCTTTAGATTTAATGATAAAACGAGTTTGGTCTTTTATTAACCCGGTTAAAATACCTTCAGAGATTTGTTTTTTAGCCGCCTCAATAAAGTATTTAATTTCGCCATTTGTTATTTCTTTATCGTTATAGTCGTTAATGTCATCCCTTGTACTTCTTATAAATGCGTGTCTAGTCCTATGAATTTCAAACACAAAAGTTATTTCAGAAGTAGAAACAAATTGTCCTATTTTTTTTTCTAGTAATAATGATTGAGTACTAACGATATATTGAGCGTTCATTATCTTAAATACTTTAAAAAATAAATTTGGTTAATTAAAAAAAAGTTTGTAATTTTATGGTTATGAATAATATCGGATTAATAGGCAGTTTATTTTTAACGTTCTGTGCTGTACCAGAACTCATTAGAACGATTAAAAACAAAAAGTGTCACTTAGGGTGGGGTTTTCTTTTAATGTGGTTATTTGGGGAAGTATTTTGTTTTTTCTACGGGTTTCAATTAAATGAAATTCCCTTAATCATCAATTATACATTTAATTTGTTAGTTGTGTCTTTAATGATGTTTTTTAAAATTAAAGAAAATTTGATTTATATAAAAAATATAATTATGTTTTCTACTCATAATAAAAATTAAAAAAAAACAACATGCAGACCCTTATTTTTGATACCACAAAAAAACAAGCAATTTTATTAAATGGAGCTAGAAGTTCTTCAACAGTTATCGAATCTTTTAACGATGTTTCAACAGTTAAAGTAAATGTTGCTCACTATGAAGTAATGCAAAAGATAGGTGAGGAATCAGATTGGCAAGACCGAAGTGCGATTCCTGTTATGAGAGTACCAATTTCTAACACAAATATGATAATTTTAAAATAACAATAATATGAAACATATCTTAAAACAAAATGAAAACGGAGACTTTATAATCATAGAGGAAAGTTTTGCCGAGCAACCAGATTTTTTATACACTACTTCATTAGAACATAAAGAAATTTGGAATAAAAATTTTATGAAAGATGTTGATGTATTTAAGGGGGTTAGTCTTATATTGGACAATGACTTTAGTTTAACTGAAACACAAATTGATGATGAGACATATCAAGTCATTGCTAATCCAATAATTAAATCGTAAATAAAATGATAAATAATTATAATTGGGTTTCAACAACCACGTTTGAAGGTGTTAATTTTACTTATCATATAATTTGAAAATTATGAGCGGAGGTCATTTTGAATATAAACAACATTTTATCCAAGAAATTTACAATGAAATTGACTTTATTGTGGAAAAAAACGGTAAAGAAAAAACTCCGGAAGAAATAAATGAAGAATGGGGGGATTCTAACTGGTATGAAAATTCAAATGAAGGTAAATTTTATCGGAAATTTCCAGTAGAAATTATTAATGAATTTAAAAACGCCCAAAAAATCTTAAAACTAGCCGAAATTTATACCACCCGAATTGATTGGTTATTATCGGGGGATGATAATGAATCTGATTTTTTAACTAGATTAAAAAAACAGATTAACGAACCACCAAAAATTTAAAAAAATAAATTTGGCAGTTCGGAATTAAATTTATATATTTGTATCCTAAACTATATAAATTATGACACAAGATACAATCACAAAAATTACAAATTATCAAGGAAATAACTCATTTTTAATTAAAATGAAAGAATCCTTTCAGAAATACGGAAACTTAACTCCAAATCAACTAACCGCAGTTGAAAATATCTTAGGTAAACCGACTCCAAAATCATTTGAGGAATTACCTGAAGAAGTGAAGGAAATCGCCTTATATAACGGTAATAATAAATTCTTAATTGATATTAAAACCAAGTTAATTGAGAAACGTTCTTTAACTGAAAAACAAATTGAAGTGGCAATTAAACAAAATCGCCAGGAAAAAGACAAAAACAGAAAAGTGAAGATGAAAGTTCCAACCATTGGGGAAACTATTAAAATTGGTCGTAAAGTTGGAACCGGTCTTAAAGAAAAATATTCTTTAAAATTTAACCCAATTTTAATTGATATTACTAAAGTTCTTGCCTTAACTCCAAAATCAGTTTTATTCTCTGGTAAAATGACCATAAAACGTGGTGATGTTTGTATGATTTGTGCAAAAACATTAACTGACGAATTTTCAATGTTAACTCGTATGGGTAAAACATGTGCTAAACATCTTAAAGTAGAATATATTACCGATTCATCACAAGCAGAAAGATTCCGTAACGAATATTTAAAAAAAGTGAATGAAATTGGAGAAATGGAATTTTGGGTACCGATTTCACAAATTGTAAAATGGGATGGTGACTCTAAAGTTATTTTAGATATTGTTCACGTTTAATTTTTATAAAATAGTCAGGTGGCGGAATGGTAGACGCAGGTATCTCAAGATATGATTACAAGGTTCGATTCCTGTTCTGATTACACAAGTCGAGTTGTGTTCGACTAATGTGCTCCCGCATGATAGAAGTGGTGTCACAACCACAGGGACCTGGGCTAACACTTGAATCTAAGTTGGTTGGTTGGTGTACCAGTAACAACAGTAAGTTAACACACAAGTCCTAACCTCCCATTTACGTGGGTTGCCGCTGAAGTCTCAAGAAACTATTCGGTATTAGGGACAGTCAGAAATGATTGGACGTTTATTTTTTTAAATTGTTAAAAAAAAATTAGTTTTTAATTAATAAAATAGTATCTTTGTTGTTATGGAAGAACAGTTAATAAGAAAAATAAAAGGTGGGTTAATGGGGATTAAAATGAAAACTAAACAACCTAAAGATGTTGCAGTGTTATTAAATAAGTTAAAACTTGTCAACAAATTAATGTATGAAGATTTATTGAACGATTATAAACAAACTTTAAAATCGATTAATTTTTAATTAGACATATCTTTTTTGTAATAAGTTATATTTATTATAAATTATAAATTAATGTCAACTCCCGTAATTGTAGCATTTATCACTGGTGTATTAGGTCCTATATTAGTATTATATATTAAAAGCTTTATAGATAAAAAAAACCCAAATGATATGGTTAGAGACACTCTTCGTGTTAGTGAACTAGTAACCACAAAAATAGAACAAATTAAAGACGAATTTGATTCGGATAGAGTTTGGATAACTCAATTTCATAATGGAGGTTCTTTTTACCCAACAGGTAAATCAATGGCCAAATTTAGTATTATTTATGAAAGCGTTGCTCCCGGAGCAACATCTATACAAAGTAATTTTCATAATATTCCAGTAAATTTATTTAGTAAATCAATAAATCAGTTATTAGAAAACGATTTAATTGAAGTTCCTGATTATAAAGATGAAGTAATTCACACTTTTGGTTTAAGATATGTTGCTCAAGATACTGGTTGTAAATCAGGTTATTTATTCGCTATTAAAACTATTGAAGGAAAATTTATTGGGACTTTAGGTCTTGATTATACAAAGAAAAAACATAAACTAGACGAAGAGTCTATAATTCAGTTACAAGTACATGCATCTTCTTTAGGTGGGGTACTTATGACTCATTTATTAGGATAAAAAACAAATAATATGGATGATATAATAAGTAATATACTAATTGGGGTTAATCCAAAGGTAAAGTCCGGTAGTTTTGGGATTGGTGAGAATACCGCAACTTATAATTGTAGTAGTAATGTTGATGTTTCATCACCAGTTGGCGGTAAAATTGAAAAAATAAATGGAACTGAGGTCATTATTGTATCTAATGCGGGAAATAAGTATACAATTAATGGAGTTTCTACTTCTTTGAGCGTAGGAGCCTCAGTATCTTCAGGGACTTCAATTGGTAAAACAAGTGGTAGACAGATAACCTTAAAATCCAGACAAGATTTATCAAGTTTAGAGTCTACAGATGAAAAAAAAGAAAATAATGTTAATAATACTGAAAACTCAGGCGAGTTAGGGTTTAATAGTGGTGAAACTCAAAAAATTTGGGATAAAACCGTAGGTAAGATGATTGGCATTTCAAACATACCATATGATGTTGCTTCAAAACGTATAAAAAAGGCAATTAAAAAGGTAACCTTAAAAAAAGAATCTATTGATATTAAAGATAATGTTTTATCTGAAGAATTAAAAAGAATCAAAAGTTTATTCTAAAAAAAATCCCCATTGTTAAATGAGGAATCAAAAAATCTATGTTTTTTTAAACTCTTAGTGAGTTGTGCTTGTAGCAACAACTGACATTGTTTCAACTGGTAGAACAACTGTAGAATCTACAACTTTGTTACAAGTGTCTTCACAACATGTAACTGTGGTTGAATCTGTTGTTGTTGGTTTAGTTGAATCACCACTTACACAAGATGCAAGTGAAAGTGCGGTTACTAGGACTGATGTTAAAATTACTTTTTTCATTTTTTATATTGTTTTTATTTACTCAATAAATATACTATTTCACCCAATAAGTCAACATTTATTAAAAAAATATTTTTTTTAATAAAATTTGGTTTTTAATATAAAATGATTACATTTGTAGAACTTTGATAAAGTTTAATGTATTTATAAAACACGTAAAATTTATTAAAAAAAGATTTGACAGTTTAAAAAAAATGTCTTATTTTTGTAAAAGAATTGATAGTTTTTAATGTATTTGTAAGACATAAAAAAATATTAAAAAAAGATTTGGTAAATCAAAAAACTTTACCTAACTTTGTAAAAGAATTGATAGTTTTTAATGTGTTTGTAAAACATAAAAAAAATTAAAAAAAGATTTGGTAAATTAAAAAAAAATACCTAACTTTGTAAAAGATATCAGAAACGTCTGATTGTGTTCTTTGAAATATTATTATCCGTTTGACGGATTAAAATGAAACCTTCGGGTTAATTTTGAACTCCGTCAATAAATGATAATCGGCCGTGTATGGTCGTTAAATAAACCACGAAAGTGGGATAAAGTGAATTTACTTGTGTTAGTAAGTTTGCGGTTTCTTTAGAAACTCGAGTACACAAGTGGGATATCATCCGACCTTTATTACTGAGGGCGACGCTTTAAGGAAAGTGGTTGGATGGTTTGGGAATGTGGATTCTCAAACTGAGTTCGGAAGAACAATAAAAGTAACCCATAGGAATCAAGTAAAAAATGTGGCACCAACCATATAATTGCGGGTTCCAATGTTAAAGAGGACTTAAAACCGAAAGGTAAGATAAAGAACAAGTGGTGTTGTTATTATCCTTACATATCATCCGCCAAGATGTATGTTTGAAGTAATCTTAAAATATTGAGATAGGGATATTTCACTGAGTAGAAAAGCATTTTGATTCTCAAAAGGAGTTGAAGCTTAAGATGGACCTCTACTTGGACGCATCCACGACACATAAAACTTATACCAAATTTTAAGTAAAATTAAACTAAATATAAGCAAAAGTGTTCATCAGGTTTTGATGAAAGTCGCCTACATAGTCATGGGTTGTCCATGGCATACTAAGACCGCAAGTCGAAGTATATTTTTACCAAAAACCTCTAAGGAGTCGAATCCTGAGTTAACTCGCAAGGTTAAGGAGAGTGGAGTAGTAAAAGAGTAGTTGAAACCTTTAGGAGTGATTAGTCTAACTAATCGGCGATGAGACTTACCATTCAAAAGATGGTGGAAACAAAGGGAACTAATAATCCTTTAAAAGATTCTCACATATAGGTGTATTCTCAGCCTAAATTAAATATTGTAACAAAAATTGTTTATTAAATTAAACACTGGAGATGATACCTCATTACAATACAAGTGGTTCCCAAGTTGTTTCCTTCATAACAACAGCAATGAACTAAAACTTGCAAAAATAAAATGAAAGGTTTTTTATTGGTGATTTAGTTAATTTATCACATTTTGGTACCACATCCAAAAAGATTAAAAAATAAACACTTTTTATGACTTCGGATGTCACAGGTTAGTTCAAACCAAAAAAACTCATGTCACTTTTGTTTAGAAAGTTTTGTTTTATAAACAGTCTTCTATTTTAGTGGTTAACTAAAAATGAAACAATTGAATAAACGGTTTTGTTAGAATTACCAAAAAAAAGTAACGTCACAAACTACTTTCGTATAATATCCAATTTACGTTCTAACAACTGGGTAAAGGCTAAATAGGGAGGTTTGATTAGCCGTCAGACCTCCCTTTCTTTTTGAAAAATCTTTAATATTATTATGGTACCCTTGAGGTATAAAAACTAAAAATTTAATAGCATGGAAATGTATTATTTTTCTTTAGGTATTCTTTCGATTATTAGTCTAATTTTTTGTAGTCTAATTGTTTGGGGTTTAGTTAAGGTGATTAAAACAAAAAATGATTTAGAAAATTTCAAAGAGTCTTATAAATGGGATTTAGAATGTAACCATAGAAGATTTGATGACAACAAAAGAGAGGTTAATCTTCATATGGAAGCTTTCAATAGAAATATTGAAGAGACCGTTAACAGTGTACACCGCTCAATTGATGAAAATTTTAATGAATCTAGAAGTTACACCGACAAACGAATTGACAAATTTTTAAACAAGTCAATTGACTCTGAAAAGAATTAACAAAAACCCCACTTATATGTGGGGTTTTTTAATTGGTGGAGGCGGAGGGCTCCGACTCCCTCGTCCAAGTAACCCCGATTAACCAGGACTACACGCTTAGTATAAAGTTTTCTAACTTTCCAAAAATACTTAATTCTCTTATTTTATAGTGGTTCGATTTATCAAGAACTTAACTTCCACTTGTCTCTTTTTGGGTAGAGTCCACACCATTGCAAGGACTTCTGTTCCTAGGTTATATGTCCGCCGACCCGAAACTGTTACTTAATCTAATTAAGCTACAGCAACTTCCTCAGTACGGATTAATCCAACTGATGAAAGTTTGTTGATGATGTTATCACCTGAAAAGTAAACCAGTTTTTACAAGGTTAGTTTAGCCTCGACGTGCCCCAATTAACAGAAAAAACCTGTCAAATCCAAAGCGCCCCCAATATGTTAATGAACGATTATTAAGATACAAATATAATTATAATTTGACAATTATCAAATTTTTAATATTTATTCTTAAACATATTTATAAATATGCCAGAACAAGAAGAAGAAAATAAAAACTTAGCTTATGAACATTCTAGGGTTTTATATGATACTGACGATTTGATGTTAGTTGAAGTTGAAAATTACGATGGGGCTAAGTATTTTGGACCTAATTTTGTAGAAAGAAATTATTTTAAAAATTATAATAATGGTGTCTTGTATTTTATTATTAATAAAAAAGAAATAACTAAAGAGTCTTTTAAATCGTCAACCTATACAATTTATATTGAGGGTAAGGGCAATGAAACCCATATTTTTAATCCTTTGGGGGATAAAATTTCATTGTCTGAAATTATTAAAACATTTCCAGTTTTAGAAACTCGTTTAATAGAAATACTAGGTGTTAGTGGTATATATTCAGCATTATTATCAATAAAGAATGGGAATGAAACGACTTCATACCAATTACAAAGACATGATGATTTAATATCTGGGTTTAAATTTAAAGAAAAATCTCCCGGTAATAGTATGGTATCTTTAACGTTTGCTAATGAAAGTAAATTTTTTGAGTTATTTGGATTTGATGAAAATGACATGTGGGCTTTAAACGTAATTATGAGTAGATATGGAGCCGATGATGTATTTTACTCAAATGACTACGCATATTCAGATTTTAAAGAAGGATACCTTATTAGGGAGTTTTCTAATGAAAATATGGATAAAGTCAAAGAAATAATATCGTATTTAGAACCATCAATACTTCCTATAAATGATGAAAATGATAAATTAGAGAATGTTTCACAGATTTTATTTAAAACTTTTGAAAGTGAATGTGAATCATTTATTAATGATTATTCAAGTATGATGAATAACTGCAAACAAAGCGCAGCTCTTGACGATGTATACGATGATTTAGGGGATGTTTTAATTAAATATGGAATGTTAACTAAAACACCACTATATAAATATTACACAACTGTATCAACTCTTTTAGCTCTATATGATATGACAGGAGTAAAAGATGGAAGTATAACTGATGTTTTAACTAAGTTACTAAATGATTCTCACGGCGGAGGATGGTCCGATAGTTTATATGAATACGATTGTAAAGATTTTGGTAGTGAAGAATTTAATAACGGCGTTTCTTGGGAATTAGATAAAATGTTAGAACAACTTTTAGATTCTGATAAATTTGCTAATTTAGAAGTGTATAGAAAGGCTCTTTCAATTTTAGATAAATACACTATAGGGTTTACCTATGAACTTCCAAGAAATAAAAAGGAAAAGTTTAAAATTATGAGTCTTGACCCGGCAACAAACAAATTTACAATAAGATATTTTTCAAGCGAAAATACTTCTGGTATTGGGACTAGAAATAATCCTGGAGAATTAAGGTCATTCACTTTGGATGAATTTAACAATTTTTTACATACACCAGAACTTTTTTAATTATTAATTATTAAGATTTTTTAGTATATTTGTACTATGGAAAGAAATTATGAATTATTAAAAAGTGTATTATCTGTAGCAACTCACACTTATCAGGAAGAATTAATGATTAATTTTATTGAAAATTGGTTAGTTGAAAATAATCTACCATATTTTGTTGATGATATGGGGAATATTTATGTAACAAAACAAACTGACCAAAATATTAAATTTTTTCCATGTGTTGTCTCTCATACAGATACTGTACATAATATCGACACCATTAACATTCGAGAGACTATATTACCAAACACTCAAAATATAATGAAACCATCTTTAAATGCCTTTAATAACGAAGGTAAACCAACTGGGATTGGCGGGGATGATAAATGTGGAGTTTACGCTTGTTTAGAATTACTTAAAGAATTACCTAATTTAAAGGCGGCGTTTTTTGTTTCAGAAGAAACTGGGTGTTATGGTTCAAGGTCAGCAAATAAATCATTTTTTGAAAATGTTGGTTATGCTATACAGTTTGACGCTCCTGGTAATAGAATGATTACTGAAATCTCTATGGGTACTAGGTTATTTGAACTAAATGGAGACTTTCATAAAATAACAAGTAATATTTTAAATGAAGAATTTAACGGTACTGGAGAATATGGTTCACATCCATATACCGATATATATGCTTTAAAACATTTATTTGATTTTTCATGTATTAACATCTCTATTGGGTATTATAGATACCATACAAGAAATGAGTACGTGGTTATTGAAGATGTTTATAACGGTATTAATGTTGGAAAAAAAATAATTGAAGGACTGTCGTATAAAAAATACAAATATTTACCAGATTCAAATTATTTATTTAATACAAAAAAACAGTTTTAATCAATCTTTTTTTTCTTTCTTGTTTTTTTTGGTTTTTCTTCAATTTCATTTTGATTATCAGGCAAAAGTATTTTAACCAAGTTGTTTTCTGAAGTCAAAGAATAGTTACCATTTTCGATAATGTTACCTTTAATAATTTCTTCAGATATAAAATCTTCTATTTTATCCTGAATAGCTCTTTTTATTGGTCTTGCACCATATGTTTCATCAAACCCAACTTCAGAAATTAAATTTAAGACTGTTTCATCAAAAGTTATATTATAATTTAAACCAATTAACCTTTTAGATAGAACATCCAATTCTATAGTTACTATTTTTTTAATATCTTCTTTAACCAACGCGTTAAAAATTACTATTTCATCAACTCTATTTAAAAATTCAGGAGAAAAAAAGTTTTTAAGTTCTTTTTTTAACACATCTCTACGATGTTCTTCTTCAGCATATGAATTATTAATAGTTTTAAATCCAACTCCAGTTCCAAAATCTTGTAATTTTTTTGAACCAATATTAGAGGTCATAATGATTACACAATTTTTAAAATTAATTTTTTTACCTAAACTATCCGTTAAATGTCCTTCATCTAGTACTTGAAGTAACGTTGAAAAAATATCTTTATGGGCTTTTTCAACCTCATCAAATAAAATTACAGAATACGGTCTATTTTTAACTTGTTCAGTTAATTGTCCTCCATCTTCATAACCAACATACCCACTAGGAGCTCCAATTAATCTTGATATAGTGTGTTTTTCTTGATATTCTGACATATCCACACGAATTAAATTATCTTCACTACCAAACATTTCTTTTGCTAATTTTTTGGCCAATAACGTTTTACCAACACCTGTTGACCCGAGAAAAATAAAAGAACCAATTGGTTTATTAGGGTCTTTTATACCTAACCTATTTCTTCTAATTGATTTTGCAACTTTTAATACCGCTTCTTCCTGACCAATAACTTTACCAGATAAATTATCTGCCAATTTTGATAATAAAACTGTTTCGTCAAAATTTAATTTTGTAATTGGAATTTTAGTCATATTTGATACGACCTCATAAACCAAGTCAATTGTGATTATTTTCTTTTTTATTAAGAGTTCTTCTTCAAATTTTTTCTTTTCAGAACTTAATTTATCTAAAATTTTCTTTTCTTTATCTCTAAGATTTGCGGCCTCTTCATAGTTTTGTTTTTTAACAACATCTATTTTTTGTTGTTTAATTTTTTGCGCCTGTTCTTTCAAATCGTCAATAACAAATGGCATTTTAACTTCAACCTGACTACGAGCTCCAACTTCATCAATAATATCAAATGCTTTATCTGGGAATTCTCTGTCTGTAATATATCTTTCAGACAAATCAACACATAACGATAAAACTTCATCACTATAGAGTACTTTATGAAAAGTTTCATATTTATCCTTAACATTTTTAAGGATTTCTAAGGTTTCTTTTTTACTTGTTGGGTCAATTATTACTTTTTGAAAACGTCTTTCTAATGCTCCATCTTTTTCAAAGTTTTTTCTATACTCATCTAATGTTGTTGCTCCAACACATTGAATTTCACCTCTAGCTAACGCTGGTTTAAATATATTAGAAGCGTCTAAAGAACCTGAAGAATTACCGGCTCCAACGATTGTGTGTATTTCATCAATAAAAACAATAATATTAGATTGAGACTGAAGTTCATCTATAATAACTTTCATTCTTTCTTCAAATTGACCTCTGTATTTAGTTCCGGCAACAATTGAGGTCATATCTAATGAAACTACTCTTTTATCCGCTAAATTTCTTGGACAATCACCATTATATATTTTTATTGCTAACCCTTCAATAATAGCCGTTTTTCCACTTCCTGGAGCCCCAATAATAATTGGGTTATTTTTTTTACGTCTAGATAAAATTTGAGCAATTCTCATTATTTCACGTTCACGTCCAATTACCGGGTCAAGTTTACCTTCCTCCGCCAATTTTATTAAATCTCTACTAAAGTTATCTAAAACTGGTGTTGGGGAGTCAGAATCTTTTTTTGGTTTTTGTTTACCATCATTTTCTACAGAATCGGTCATATGTTTTTTTTTAAAAATATAACTAATAAAAATAAAAAACTCAACCTATTAAAAATTAAGTTTATAATTTTATAAAATTTAATATATTTAAATTATGGCAATTAAAAAAGAAACAATAGAAGGTACAAAGATTATTAATGAAATTGATTCTAGTAACTTATCAAAAACCGAATACGATACTGAAACTAAAAAACTTTTAGTTGAGTTTAAAAATGGTTTAAAATATGAATATTATGAAGTCCCTCATAAACTACACGTTCAATTTAGAATGTCTGAATCTCAAGGTAAATTTTTTAGTTTAAATATCTCAAAAACATATAAGTATAAAAAAATATAATATTAATATTTATTATGATATTTATTGTCAATGAGTAATTTAAAAAACATTTTATCTAGTTTTAAACTTAGAAATACTTTAAACCTTAAAATTTGGGAGTTATCAGATAAAGATAAGGATTCAAATAACACTACTAATAATTATAAAATTTACCCTGAAGTCAGAGAAAGACTTTTAGAAATTGCTTATCGTTTTATAGATAGTTTTGACATTGAGGTTGTTATTGATGATATCATAATAACAGGTTCGTTAGTTAATTTTAACTGGTCAAAATTTTCAGATGTTGATTTACACGTTTTAATAAATTTTAAACAATTTCCAGAAAAACATAGACCTCTTTATGTTGAATTATTGGACCTTAAAAAAGTTCTATTTAATTTAAAGTATAATATAAAAGTTAAAGGATTTGATGTTGAATTATACGCTCAAGATAAATCAGTAACTAGTTTTAGTTCTGGAGTTTATTCCGTATTGTTTGATAAGTGGGAAAGTTTCCCTAACAAAGAAAAAGTTGAAATTGATAAAGAAGCGATTTTGAATAAAACAAATCAATGGACACAAATTATTGATTCCGCAATTGAAGAGGCTTCCGATAAAAATTTAGAAGACGGGTTAAAAATACTTAACAAATTTAAAGATAAATTAAAAAAATATAGAACAAGTGGATTAGAAGAAGGTGGTGAGTATTCAAATGAAAATTTAGTTTTTAAAGCCTTAAGAAGAAATGGGTACATTGGAAAATTATATGATTTTAAAAATAAGTTAATGAGTAATAAATTATCATTAACTGAATCTTATTTAAATGAAGCGAACACCTATGGTTTCCCTGAAGGTAATGTTGATTCGGGGAAGGTATTAACAGGCGGTGTTGGAGGTAATTGGGGTGGTTCTATGGATATTGCGTTAGAAATATTAAGTTTTGCTAAAGATTGTAAAGGAGGGGATATAGTTGTTTCATCACAAAAAAGAAGTAGGAAAAAAACCGCATCTGGTAATGTTTCCGACCATTACGTTGGTAATTTAGGGGCATATGCTGTAGATATACCTACGAGTGGGAAACAAGGAGATGAATTGCTCTCATGTATAATGGAAAAATGGAATGGGGGGTCTAATAAAGATTATAAGGGGGGTAAATGGTTAAACGTTAATGTTGGAGAATATAGATACCAATTTGGTTGGAGGGTTAAGGACCACTATGACCATATTCATGTTGGGGTTAAAAAAAATAACATAAAGTCAGGAATTGATACTGATTCTGAAATAAAAAATGAATTAGTTACTGATGCAGAAAAATCAGAATTTTTAGAAGAACTTAAATCAATTGCAAATTCTGATAAAACATTTAAAAATCTTAAAACAGATGGTAATAGAATCCCATACGACCCTGATGTTGAAATAATTCAAACTTCATTACAATTTTTAGGGTTTTTATTGCCAAAATGGGGTGTTGATGGAAAATTTGGACCTGAAACCGAAGCGTCGTCAAATGGATTTAAATCAAAGTATCTTCCAATACTTAAAAAATTTAAACATTTAATATCGTCTGAAAAAAATGTTTTAACAAGTGATGATATAAAAGTATTATACGCTTCTTTACTTGAAGAAGGTTTTGAAGAGTCTGATTTAACCGGTATACAAAAAAAGTCTGATTTTAGTAAAATGGATATTGGAGATGATAAAGAATTTTATGAACAAATTCTTAACTGTGTAGGAGCCCCAATAACGGAAGAAAATTTAAAATTTTTATATGCTTGGAGGCAAGCAGAAAATGCTAACGCTGCTAATAACCCTTTCAATACTACTATGCCATTTAAAAACGCCACACTTTACGGAACAAATAAGGCAAAAGTAAAAGAATATCAAACACGTCAAGATGGTCTTGAAGCAACTTGTAAAACACTTAACTTAAGTTATTATACATGTATTGTTGATGGACTTGTTAATGACATTGGGGCTGAACTTATTTCAACAAAATGTGACTCCGCATTAAAAAAATGGGGGACTCATGCAACTACTCCATTAATAACAAAGGTATTAAAAGGTAAAATTGACCCACCACCAATTGCTACATCATAATAATTAATTTTAATTATAACAATTTGAATTAATTATATATTTATATAAAAATAATTTATTTAAAAAAAAAATAAAAAAAATGGGAAATTTAAGACCTATAGGAAGTGAAAAACTCACAGGAATGGAAAAAATTAATCGTATGATTGAAATTTCAAGATACAATGAGAGCATTCCTAAATCAATCAATGAAGATAAATCAGTTGAATTTAGTAAAACTTTAACTGATGGTAACAATTATATCATCCAAAAAGAAAAAAGTGGATACGTAATTAAACGTACTATAACAGAATCAGATTCAAATTATGAGTATATTGAACCTATGAAAAATAGGAAATATTATTCTTCATATTCAACAGCGCTAAAAAGGTTGAATCTTATTTCAAATGAAATTAATAAAATTGAAGGTTCTAATGAAAACTTATCTCTTTTTGGAGAAAGTGATGAATCTACAAAATATTTTTTAAAATTCGGAGAAAAAAACGAACAAACCGCTCCGGCAACAGCTCCAACCCCGGTTCCAGCTCCGGCTCCGGCTCCAGCACCAGTTCCAGAACCATTACCTACCGAAACCCCTTCACCTGAAGAAGATGAAGATTTAGATTTTGGTGATGAAATCGAAACTGATGATGATGATATGTCAAACGACGACGAACCTGTTACATTAAAAACAATTCAAAAATTAACTGGTAAGTTAGCTCAAAAATTAAGAGCGTTTTCTTCAGACGAAGAAAACAAAATGTCATCTAACGATGTTAAATACGTAATCAATTCTGTTTTATCAGCGTTAGATTTAAATTCATTAGAAGATGAAGATAAAGAAGAAATTATGTCAAAATTTGAAGGTGGTGATGAGTTATCAGACGAAGAACCAATGGATAATAATGATATGAATGATGAAGATGACGATACCGATATGGGTGGAGAAGAAGTAACTTCTGAACCTCCGGCAAATCCTGAAGGTGAAATGGGCGAATCTAACCATTACCGTTCATTTGATAGTGATGATAATTTTGGACATGATGATTTTGACCATAATGAGTTTGACACATACAAAAATTTACATCATAAATACGGTAACAATAAGAGAAATAACCCATTTAAAATGGGTCATCAAATGGATGATATTTTTTCAGAATCAAAAATTGAAAAAGTATTAAGTAAATATTTTTTATTAAGTAAAGATGAAAAACAATTAAATGAGTCAATTAAAAAAGAAAAAATTAACCTTAATAAAAAAATAAAAAATTTATCAGAATCTATTAGTCAAGAAGTTGTATCAAGACAAATTATTGAAAAAAACCCAAATGCGAAATTTTTAGGTAAAACTAAAAAATCAATTTTGGTTTTTGAAGTAAAAAATCGTAAAATTGGTGTTTCTTCTAATGGTGAAATTATATGAGTTATTTAATTTATTTAAATGAATTAGGTCCAAACTACAAAGGAGATAATATATACGAATTTATTTTTTCTGATAGTTTAGAAGATGTTTGGGGGGAATCTTGGGAATCAAATCCCGCAAATGGTTACCCACAACCACCTGATTTGGAATTAATAAGTAAAGTAGCAGTTTTAAAAAACGACAAATTAAAATTTAATGTAATTCAAAATTCTGATTATTTTTCAATGATTGATTGTAAAGATGACATTATATCGTTGGGATGGGAAATAGAAAATGAATTTGTTAACTATAGTATTAATAAACGATTATCTTTTAGGTTTGGAGAATCTGAAGAAATTGTAAAAAATAAACTATATGAAAGAGATATAGTTTTAGAATTTGAAAAAAAAATAACATATGAAAGCAAGTAGACAAATATTAGAACTGATTAATCATGGTTTTAAAAGTAATCTTTTAATTAATTTAAATGAAAATCAAATAACTGCCTTACATAATAGATTAGTCGAGGTTAAAAAAGAAAGTAAAGAACAAGTTACTCCAGTAGAAAAACCGGCGACAAAAAGTTATAAAATTGGAAATCAAGGGGGTAATATTCCACCAAGCTCGACAGGGTATGATATAACTAAAAGCCCAAGTGGTGAAATGATGGCAACACCTGAAATGAAAGAAAACAAAAATTTTATACAAAAAGCTAATTCAAAAATTAAAAAAAAAGGAACTGAAGGTAAATTTGGAGCTTGGTGTAAAAAACAAGGTTTAGATTTTAATGGTGAAGTAACTAAAAAATGTATAGATAAAGCCATGAAATCGGAGGATTCTTCCGTTGTTAAAATGGCAAATTTTGCAAATAACATTGGTGGGTTTCATAACGCTAAACATAAAAACGACACTAAAAAAGTTGAAAGTAAAGAAGGCTATTCAGACATTTTAAAATCAACTTATTCAAGAGCGGTTGGAAATAACATTTCTAAAATGGTACCACATGTTAAATTTGGGGAAAATTTAGAAAAAAAGATTTCTAATTTATTAGAAAAACATTTACCGGCAAAAATGAGTAAAAAAGATTTTATTAATCTTATAAATTATAAAAACAATATTTTAGAATCATCTAAGGAAACTGCTCCGGTTAAAACTCCTCCAAAAGTAAAACCAGGAACAAAACCAAATACTCCAGATACTCCTTACAAACCTAAACCTGGTGTTAAACCAGCTCCTAAGGCAGAAAAGAATGAAATGGTTGAAAATGAAACTGCTCCAGTTAAAACTCCACCAAAAGTAAAACCAGGAACAAAACCAAATACCCCAGACACTCCTTACAAACCTAAACCGGGAACTAAACCGGCACCTAAAGCTAAAAAGAATAATATGCCAAATTGGTTAACATATTCTTCAATAGGGTTAAATCTTAATTAATATGAGTTTAAATATAGATATGGAAAAAAAAATTAAAGAAAGTCAAGGACTTAAACGTACATTAGTAAACGAAAGTTTAACAAAAAAAGAAAGAAATATTATTAACTCAGTTAAAAAAATGATTTCTGAAGCTCCTATTGACTATGAAGGACCTGAAAGAATGGACCCAAATATCGAAAACACAATTACAAAAAAAGAAACCCCATTTCATGGAAACCCGGCTGTACCTAAAGAAAATCGTGATTTTCTTGAAGTTGTTTCTTCTAAAAGATTTAAAGATTCCGTAGAAAAAGTAAGACGTTATTTAGGAGATACTACTATTTTACAAGGAAGAAATCCAGTTAATGATTTAATGCAAATGGCGATGGGTGGTCTTCAAAAAATTATGTCCATAGAATCTAGACATAAAGAATATCTTGAAAAATTAGCAGTTGAATTAGTTAAAAAAGAATTAGGTATTCCAAAAGGAAGTCTTCAATTTGATGCTAAATTAATACATGGAGGAATGTCAGCCGCTGAAGGTATGAGAGAAAAACCTGAAGAGCCGGATGAAGAAGAAATTGAAGATGCATTTAAAAATGCTGAAGAAAATCCAAATAAATTAAAAGATTTTGCGGATGAATTTGAAAAGTTTAATTTAGAAAAAGCAAAACGAAGATTTATTAATTCTTTAATTCAAGGAGCCGCTTTTAAAGGTGGTCATATGTATGTTTTAATGTCAGATAAAATAAATCAACTAAACCCAGAATTAATGAACCTTTATGGTGTTACCCAATCATTAATGGAACACTTATATTGGATTTATCCGGATATGGAATCAATGGCAGCGTCAGGTGGAGGTCAAATGGGACAATCTGAAATTGACGACGAAACCGACCCCCCAACAGTAATTGCAAGAGCTGGAACTTTTCCATTATTAGTACATGAACTTGTTAAAGGTGTTTATGAAGTATTTGGTACACATGGTTTACCTGATGACCCTAAACAATCTGAAATGGTTCAAGGGGCTGAAGATACTTTACCTGCAGAAATATGGGATTCTAGATTAGGTCCAATATTTTGGGAAAAATTGCAAGACACATATCCTGACGAACTTTTTGAAGAAGACACTAAATTTATTCAACATTATTTATTTGTTCGTTTTTCAAAAATTTCAGCGAAAGATTTTTTAAAATTAGCAAACTCAATTTTAAAAGGAGATAGTGCTGGTAAACAAGCCATCCAAAGAATGGTAAATGAAATTATTGCAGATTTAAAAAAACAAGATTTAGAACAAGCATTAGGGTCTAGTAACGATGACAATGACGATGACGTTGATGATGTTGACTTATCTTCATTAGGGCTGTAGTATATTACTACAAATTATGTCTAATTTATCTAAAGAACAAGTTATTATGGAATACATACGATGTATGAGGGACACCCCTTATGCGTTAAAAACGTATTTACAGACTTACGACAATACGGTTTCAAAATACGTTCCATTAGAGTTATTTCCAGACCAAATATCGTTATTAACAGATTATGAAAATTTTAACGAAAACATTGCTTTAAAATACAGACAAGCCGGAGTATCTACAGTTACCGCTGCCTGGGCCTCAAAAATAATTTCATTTGCTAAAAAAGAAAAACCTGAAAAAGTTCTTATAATTGCTAACAAACTTGATACTTCTCAAGAAATGGCAAACAAAATTAGAGCCTTTGTAGGACAGTGGCCACAATGGGTTGGGATTGATTTTGCAAAAGAAAAAGATTCTCAAAAACATTTTAAATTAACTAACGGATGTGAAGTTAAAGCGGTTGCAACATCAAAAGATGCGTTACGTGGATTTACCCCAACAATTCTTATTTTTGACGAGGCCGCCTTTATTGAAGCGGATAATGATTTTTGGGCGGCTTGTATGGCATCACTTTCTACCGGTGGTAAAGTTATTGTGGTTTCAACACCTAATGGTTATGACGCAATTTATTATGAAATTTATGACCAAGCGTTAAGAAATATGAACGATTTTAAAATTTCTGAAATGTTTTGGTTTCGTGACCCTAGATACACTAAAGATTTATATTTGGTTAAAACAAACGATATTATTCATTATTTGTTAAATAAAGAAGAATATCCTACAGATAATATTATTAGTTGGGAAAAGATTCCTTTTTTAAAAAGAGATTATACTGACTTAAAAATTATAATGGACAGCGGTTATAAACCATCATCTTCTTGGTTTGAAGGTATGGTTAAAAAACTTAAATACGATAAAAGAAAAGTATCACAAGAATTAGAATGCAATTTTCTTGGGTCCGGAGATAATGTATTTGATTCTACCTTATTATTAAAAATTAGAGAAAATTATATTAGAGAACCTCAAAACAAAATGATGGGGAACGCTCTTTGGATATGGAAAGAACCTGTTATTGGTAATAAATACGTAATGGGTGTTGACGTAAGCAGAGGGGATAGTGAAGATTTTAGTTCGTTTCAAATTATTGATTTTGATACAAGAGAACAAGTTGCGGAATACGTTGGAAAACTACCTCCAGACACAATGGCCGAAGTTTGTTATAAATGGGCCAATATGTATTCTTGTTTTGTTGTAATAGATATAACTGGAGGAATGGGAGTTTCAACAGCTAGAAAAATGCAAGAACTTGGTTATAAAAATTTATATGTTGATGGTGTTGATGTTAATAATAAATGGAAATACGATTCTAAAATAGGAGAAAAAATTCCAGGAATAAATTTTAATAATAAACGAGTTCAAATTATTGCCGCATTTGAAGAATCAATGAGACATGAATTTAAAATTTATAGTTCTCGTTTATTCAATGAAATGAATACGTTTATTTATATTAGTGGTAGACCTGACCATCAAAAAGGACACCATGATGATTTAATTATGTCTATTTCAATGGCTTGTTATGTTGCCGAATCGTCATTTTCAAATTTAACAAAAGTTACTGAACACACAAAAGCCATGTTAGAGTCTTGGTCTGTTAGTAATAATGATTTTCAAACTAATTTATTGTCCTTTAATCCGGTAATTCCAAATTTACAAGAAAAAATTAACCAAACTAACTCACAAAATGTTTCTAAAGACGATTATATGAAATATGGTTGGTTATTTGGTAAAAGGTAATGTTATTGTTATGGGATTAACGGAGCCCAAACTTGTTAGTATATTTTTAAATAACTAAGTTTTTTTTATTATGGTATATTTATAATAAAACTAAAATTAGTTTGAAATGAAAAATTTGATTAATGAGGAAATAATTAGGGTTAAAGAATTAATGGGAATCCTCAATGAGAATATTACTGTTAATATTCCAGAAATTATTAAATCTAAATTAAGGTCGGTTGAAACAAAATACAATGTTAAAATTACCGATACCAATGTTAACGACGAGTTAAATCAAGAAAATCAATACTACGAAGATAATGGTGGTGAGGACACAAAGGCAAGAGAACAAATAGATAAGTTAGTTAGTAAACTTAAACAAACTTTCCCAAAGATTAATAAAGGAGTTGTTTCTGCATATAGAAGTTATGATAAACAAGTTGATACTTTTGGTAGTAACATCGCAAGAGATGGTGGAGTTAGTAAAAGACAAAAATATTCAGCGTTACCAGGATTTTCACAACATCATACAGGTAAAACTTTTGATATTGTAAGCGTTGAACCTAGTTGGTGGAATAAAAACTCTGATGTTAAAAAATGGGTTGTTAATAACTGTGGTGACTTTGGTTTTAAAATATCATATCCGATTGATGGGGTTTTACGTAAAGCTGAACCTTGGCATTTATATTATGTAGGGGGAGAATCAAGTGGTTCAATTATTACCAAACAAACTATATTAAATACAAAGGTTGATGATTATTATTCAAGTGATAAAGTTGACCCAAAATTAGAAAAAGAAACAGTTAAACAATTTAAGAAAGTTGGTTGTAATTCAACCAAAGAGTATAGTGAATCTCCCACATTTGATGAGATAATGAAAAATGATTCAAAAGTTATTAGAATTGGACATAAAGGAAAACCTGTAACCGAACTACAAACAATACTTAATGGTTTGGGTTATGATTTAGGTAAGTGTGGTATTGATGGTTTATTTGGTCCAAAGACTAAAAAAGCTCTAGAACAATTCCAATCAGATAAAGAATTAAACGTATCATCATCAGTTAATAAAGAAACGTTAGATAAGTTAAAGAATCCTGGTGAAAAAATAAAATCTATAATACCAAAGGAAAATAATAATAGTGAGGTTTCTGCCGATGTAACAAATGACAACGAGTATTCAATTATTAAATCGGACTACAAGGGTAAAAATGTCCACGTATTATTTGGTGGGGCTAGTACTTCATCATATAATAAAGGCGGAGCGAACCCTCAAGCAATTCAAAAGTATGTTAAATTTTTAAAACCATATAGTAATAACGCAATAATTGTTATTACCCATCATATGAATACCCTTGACAATGTTCGTAAGTATGTTAAAGAAAAGTTTGATGGGGCGGATGTAACATCTATTGCAGGGTTCTCACAAGGAGGTAGAGAAACTTGGGAACATGCTGATGATTCATCATTAAAGTTGGTAGGTTTAATTGACCCATCAACATATAAAACAGATGTAACATTTGGGGCAAACACTTATTTAGTTTGTGACCCAAACAACTGGGGGTCTAACGGATTCTACGGAGCTGTTAAAAATAGATTAATGTGGTATTGTAAAAATAAAGACGAATCAAAGTATGTTGGACATGTTGAATGTACAAAAGGTATACAACATATGAATTTTGCTATCTTGGAATACTTTTACCAAAAGTACGGGTCTAAAATATAAAATATGGTTGGTTATTTAGTAAAAGGTAATATTTATTGTTATGGGATTAACGGCAAGAAAAAAATCTGGTAAAAAAATAGGGGGTAGTAAATTAATTGTTCCAGGACAAAACGTACAAACGTTTAATGTTAGTGGCAATGTAAATGGACAAGGAACAGGTCAAAATAATGTAAGCCCAAAAAAATAAAAATAACTGAATAAGTTAAACTATTTAATTAATAATATTAAAGGTTAAATTTTAAGGGATGGAAAATAACAATAAAAATAAAATGACAGTTTGGCAAAGGTTACAAAACGCTTTTGGACCAAACGCTTTACTAAATCAAGACTACCCGACTTATAAATTTGATAAAAAAGAACTTCTTAAAACTAACTCAAAAGAAGAATACGAAAAAGAAAAATTACAAGCCCAACAAACTTTCTATTTGTCTAATCAATGGACTAAAATTGAAAGTAATCTTTATACTCAGGCCGTTTATTATGAGCCAACCCGTTTAGCATCATTTTATGATTACGAATCTATGGAATACACACCCGAAATTTCTGCGGCGTTAGACATTTATGGTGAAGAATCAACAACTGTTGACCAAAATGGATATATGTTACAAATCTATTCTGAATCAAAACGTATTAAATCAATATTAACAGATTTATTTAATAATTCATTAGATATTAACACAAATTTACCAATGTGGACAAGAAACACCTGCAAGTATGGTGATAATTTTGTTTATTTAAAATTAGATTCTACTAAAGGGATTGTCGGATGTATGCAACTTCCAAATATTGAAATTGAACGTTTAGAAAGAGGGTTAGCAGTTAAAGCACATAATGTTGAAGAACTTCCTGAAAATAAAGGATTGAGATTTAAATGGAAAACTAAAGACATGGAGTTTAATTCTTGGGAAATTGCTCACTTTAGATTATTAGGCGACGATAGAAAATTACCGTACGGTACTTCAATGTTAGAAAAAGCCAGACGTATTTGGAAACAATTATTACTTTCGGAAGATGCTATGTTAATATATAGAACATCAAGAGCGCCTGAAAGAAGGGTATTTAAAGTGTTTGTTGGTAATATGGATGATAAAGACGTTGAAGGATATGTTCAACGTGTGGCAAATAAGTTTAAACGAGACCAAGTTGTTGATTCAAAAACCGGAAACGTTGACATGAGATTTAATCAAATGGCAGTTGACCAAGATTATTTTATACCAGTTAGAGACCCCGCACAAGCATCTCCAATAGAAACTTTACCAGGAGCAACTAATCTATCTGAAATTGCCGATATTGAGTACATTCAAAAGAAATTAGTTACCGCTCTTAGAGTTCCTAAAGCGTTTTTAGGTTTTGAAGAACCAGTTGGTGGAGGTAAAGATTTAGCGTTAATGGATATTAGATTTGCAAGAACTATTAATAGAATACAAAAATGTATGATTGCGGAAATGAATAAAATTGCAATTATTCATTTATTTTTATTAGGATTTGAAGATGAATTATCAAATTTTACAATAGGTCTTACTAACCCTTCAACACAAGCTGACTTATTAAAGATTGACGCAATGAAAGAAAAAATGTTGCTTTACAAGGACGCTGTAGCCGCTTCCCAGGAAGGAATCGCTCCTGTATCAGCAACTTGGGCTAAAAAACACATTCTTAATTTTTCAGATGAAGAAATTAAATTAGATTTACAACAACAAAGGATTGAAAGAGCCGTTGGAGCTGAATTAATTAATACCGCAACAATCATTACCCATACCGGTGTTTTTGATAATATTGACAAATTATATGGTAATAAAAAACCAGGCAGTCCAGAAGCCGCAACATCAACACCACCTCCAGGACCTGAAGGTGGAGCTCCTGAAGGAGGAGGAGCGCCTGAAGGAGAAATGCCACCACCACCTGGACCACCTCCTGGAGGACCGGCAGGAGTAACACCTGAATCATTCCAAAAAGATAATTTAAAAATTTTACTTGAAAGTGAAAACTTAACTGATGACGATTCATTTATTGATTTGTCAAGAGGTAAAAATCAACTTGGAGAAATGTCAAATGAATTGAACAGAATCTTAGGTGACTAATATTTATTAAATAAAAAAAAGATGAAAATAGGAATTTTAAAATCAAACGTAGATAAGTTTTTAACTGAATCATATTCAAAAGGAACTTTTAAAAACGAAGTTATTAATTTTAATAAATTAGTATTAACTAAAAAAAATGTTGCAAAATTATTTTATATTTATGATGATTTAAAAACCAATAAAGGTCTTAATGAGTCTATTGCAACTGAATATTTAAACGAAACAATTTTTTCATTTGAAAGTACTTTAAAAAAAGTAAAACAAAGTGATTTAGAAAAAATTAAAAAATGGGTAGGAAAAACAAATTCAATTAATTCTTATTCTGAAGTCGATTATTTATTATATCCAACACTTTCAAAGTTAGAAGAAAAAATAGAATCAAAAAAAATAATTATTGAAACTCTTAAACAATCCCCAGTGGTTGAAAATAAAGAACTTATAAATTTACCAATGCAAACAATGGTAAATGTGGCAAATAGAACTATTTCAAATTATATTGATAATTTAAACGAATCTGAAAAAGATGAATTATTTAAATTTTTATCAATGGATAATTCCGAGTTAAATAATAAATTTAACGATTTAAAAGAAAACATTAAAACAAAGTTATCAGTTTTAAATGAATCTTCTGACGAAGAAACAAATAAGAAAATTAACGAAACTTTGCAAATGGTTGAATCAGAAAAATGTGAGTTAATTAATTTTTTTAAACTTAAAAATCTTAACGATAGTCTTTAAATTTCGTTACTAGTTTTTAATTTCTGAATATATTTCGCCTTTAAAATTTGTTTTCTTTTAATTACCGACTTTTTTTCAAATTTTTTCCTGGAAATTAATTCATTATTTTGTTTAATTTTTATAAGTTTACTCTTATAAAGTCTTAAAGCTTTTTCAATTGAAATGTTTTTATCTAATTTAATGATTATCATATATTACATATAGTCTATTTTATTAATTTTTTTGACTATGAGTACAAATATACTTACTTTTTTGTTAATAAACGAAAAAAAATATGGATACTAATGAAAAAAGGCAAAACAGCCAAAATTATCGGTTTTAAAACCGCTAAAGTTACCTATGGAACAGTCGATTCCGTAAATTTTAAATCTATTTACTTAAATATTCAAACTTGGGTTGAACCAAAAAAAGAAGTCGAAAATTGGGAACGAGTCGTCTTAAATTTAAGTAGAGATATTAAACACACATTATTTAATAAATTAGATAAACAAATTTTTGAAGAAAACATTATTGTTGACTTAGACTTAAGGCCTAGTGGTATTAGTATGAACAAAAAATCCTTTTCAAATTTAGAAATTAATTTTTATTTTAGACCAGGAGTGCGTTGCACAGACAATCATTTGGAATTTAAATCAAAAAAATTAAAAGAAACTTTAAAAAAAATAGCTAAACAAATTTTTAATGATAATTTTTCTAAAAACGAATATTTTAAACTTCATTTAACCAAATCTACTAAAGAAAAAAATATTATAGTTTAAATCAACATTTGTTAATATTTATTTGTTAACCGAAATGGTTATAAATGTCAATTTATAAAATTAATTAATGGATTATCAAATAAATAATAACAATATTTTTGGAAAAAAAACTATTCTAATTGAAGAAGATGCGGGATATATTTCTCCAAAACATGAATTCAATCAAAAAGTTATTAATGAATCAAAAAACCTTATGGACTACTCAAAACCATTTGAATTTTATGCGGTTCTTCAAAAATATAATGTTCCCAATAGAAATGGTAGAATATACCCCGAAAAAATCTTAAAAAGAGAATCTGAGAACTATAAAAAAGCAATCAATAAAGGTACATCACTTTCTGAATTAAATCACCCTGAGTCATCTTTAATCGATTTAGATAGAGTTTCTCACATTATCAATGAAATTTGGTGGGAAGGAAACGTTTTAATGGGAAAACTTAAGTTACTTACAAGTCCAGGTTTTCATGAAAGAGGGGTTTGCTCAACAAAAGGAGATTTAGCCGCAAATTATCTTAGACAAGGTGTTACTTTAGGAATTTCTTCAAGAGGAGTTGGTTCATTAAAAAAAGTTGGCGAACAAAATGAAGTTCAAGACGATTTTGAATTAATATGTTTTGATTTAGTATCTTCACCATCAACACCTGGAGCTTATCTTTTTAATAATCCTGATGATAGAATGAAATATGATGAAAATCTTGAAGAAGAGAAAAAAATAAGTATAGAAACGTCAAATAATGGAAATGGAACCAAATCACTTGACTTAATGAAAAAATTAAACGATTATTTGGGAAATCGTTAAAAAATAAATAATCATGGATGAAAAGTATTTTATTGCAAAAATTACCGTTGATATGGTAGATTCTGAATCAGGAAAAATTAAAAAACAAAGAGAAGAAAAATTAGTTAAAGGGTATTCACCAACAGACGTGGAAGCCAAAGTAACTAAAGTTTTTGAATCGTATTCTCAAGATTGGAGAATTACCGCAATTGTTGAAAGCAAAATTAATGAAGTTATTGATTAATCTTTAAAATCAAAATCAATTTAAAAGGAGGGAATTACCCTCCTTTTTTTGTTTATATACATTTTTAAATTTTATTTATATAACAATAATTAAAAGTTTAAATCTAAAAATTCTTTATTATTTTTTATTTTTTGAATTTTTTTGCATTTGTACATATTTATTAAGAAAATCTAAAAGAAAAATGTCAAACAAAAAATCTCTAGTAGAAGAAGCTATTATCCAAATGAAAAATTTGGAGGAAACCGTAGCTCAAAACGCAAAAGGAATACTTGCTTCAACAATGAAGAAAGAAATCAAAGACTTAGTTAAAGAATCTATCGTATCTGAAAAAGATGACGATGAGATTGACTCTAATGTCAAAATGGATATGGATACCAATTCTGATGAAGATGACGTTGAAGTAGATATGAATGTTGATTCTGATGAAGATGATACTGACATGGATATGAACATGGATTCTGATAAAGATGACATGGATATGGACATGGATGTTAATTCTAATGAAGATGATATGGATATGGACGAACCTATCGACCTTACAAAACATTCTGATGAAGAAGTTATGAAAGTTTTCAAACTTATGGGACCTAATGACCAAATTATTGTTACTAAAGATAATTCAGGAAATATTAACCTCAAAGATGGGGGTAATGATACTGAATATATGTTAGTTGGCGAAAATGAGGAAGAATATTATAACCAAGAAATGAGTGAAGATGATGAAGATGATGACGATTCAGATGACATGTATATGAGTAATGTTGATAATCAAGATATGGATATGGGAACAAATGACTCATCAATTGAAGATATCATTAATGATGTTTTTGGTAGCTCTGAAGAAATGGGAGAACAAGAAGATGAATTTTTAGATGATGAAGATTCAGAAGTTGTTTATGAAATTGAAATGGATGAAGAAGATGATTCTATGGAAATGGATGAAGATGATGATTCTATGGAAATGGATGAAGAAGAAGAAGACGAAGAATATATGTCTGAATCTAAAATGTCTATTAAACCTAAAGGCGTTGGAATGGGAAGTCCAAAATTCAAATATTCGTCTAAACCAAATCAAGGTCAAGGTTTTAAAACAAAAATGAAGCAAGGTAACCTTAAAATGGGTACTGGTAAACCTAAATTCGAATTCAAAGAAGGTGAAAATCTTGATATGGAAATGACTGAAGTTAAACCAAAATTCAAAAAGTTTGAAACTAAAGAAGCATCACGTACTTACGGAAATGGGTCTAAATCTGGTCGTGGTTTAAGAAAAGGTCACACACCAAATAGAAACTTAACTTTCGAAAGTAAAACAAATAATGAAATTCAAATTCTTAGAGAGAAAAATGAAGAGTACAGAAAAGCACTTAACGTTTTTCGTAATAAATTGACTGAAGTTGCGGTTTTCAATTCAAACTTAGCTTACGCTACACGTTTGTTCACTGAACACACAACCTCAAAACACGAAAAAATCAATATCCTTAGACGATTTGATGGTGTTGAATCAATTAAAGAATCTAAAAATTTGTACAAATCAATAAAGGACGAATTATTAAATACAACAAACCAAACAATGAATGAATCAATTGAAAGAAAAATTGAAAACACTCCTGTTACCGGTTCAGTTAATTTAATTGAGTCAAAAACATATGAAAACCCTCAATTCGCAAGAATGAAGGACCTTATGTCAAAAATAAAATAAAATAAAAAATAAAAAAACAAAACAAAACTAAAATGGGAGCATTATTAGAATCAGGTCTTGTTGGTAACATAGGTTTAAAACACCTTAAGGTTATTAAAGAAGATACTATTAACAAATGGGACAAATTAGGGTTCCTTGAAGGTCTTAAAGGCCACCTAAAAGAAAATGTTGCGCAGTTATATGAAAACCAAGCGTCACATTTAATAAACGAAGCGACTTCAGATGGTGCATCAGGTTCTTTTGAAACTGTTGTATTTCCAATTGTAAGACGTGTGTTTTCTAAATTATTAGCTAACGATATTGTATCTGTACAAGCTATGAACTTACCTATTGGTAAATTATTCTTCTTTATTCCTAAAATTCAAGGATATAGTGGAGCAACTGGAGCTAACGCTCAATACAACCCAGATTCTGGAGACCATTATTCACCTTTAGGTTCTAATGGAGCACCAGCATCAAACACTGCGGGTTACACAGGTGCTGGAACTTACGCTAAGAATCTTTATGATTTATATTATGAAGGTACTGAACCAGGTCTTGACCCAGGTGGACTTTTTGACTACTCAAAAGGTCGTTGGTCAGCAATTACTGCTGCAGCATCAATCCAAAAATGGTATAATGGTTCTTTACAAGACGCTGTTATTTCAGGAACTAGTAATGCTAGTGGACTTATTGCTGGTGGTAACATAAGAAAAGTTATTATCAAAATGAATGGTTTTGCTGATACCGGAGCTGGTAAATTAATCGGTCCTGATGGTAATGAAATGGACACTGAATCTTTCCTTTCTGACTTAATTGTTTATACTGGAGCTGGTTTATCAATGGTAGCAGGTACTCCTTGTACTGTTTCTACTGGTCCATTATTATATAGAGTTGTTACTCAACAATATGGTAGCGGTATCGTTAACGGAATAAATACAACAACATCAACTTCATGGCCTTCTACAGGTAATGGTGGTTCATTCAGAAATGTTTGTAACGCAAATGGTGAAATTTATTTAGAAGTTGACTTATCTTGTCCAGTTTGTGCTGATTGTAACGCAACATCTTTAGATGGTTACACTGGTACAACTATATCAACTGGTCAAACTAGTACTTCATTCTATTGTGCATGGAAACGTTACGAAACTCTTGAATTTGAAGACAAAATCGGTGAGGTTTCTTTTGATTTAGATTCTGTTACAGTTTCTGTGACTGAAAGAAAATTAAGAGCTCAGTGGTCTCCAGAATTAGCTCAAGACGTTGCGGCTTTCCACAACATTGATGCTGAAGCTGAATTAACCGCTTTATTATCTGAACAAGTTGCAGCTGAAATCGACCGTGAAATCCTTCGTGATTTACGTAAAGGTGCAGCTTGGCAATTACGTTGGGATTATAATGGTTGGAGAAGAATTTCTGCAACAACCTCTTATACTCAAAAAGATTGGAACCAAACATTAATTACAACAATTAACCAATTATCTGCTCAAATTCACAAGTCAACTCTTCGTGGTGGAGCTAACTGGATTGTTGTATCAAGTGAGGTTTCTGCAATCTTTGATGATTTAGAATACTTCCACGTATCTAACGCTTCACCTGAGCAAGACCAATACAACATGGGTATTGAAAGAGTAGGTACATTAGCAGGTCGTTACCAAGTGTATCGTGACCCTTATTTCCCAGCTAACCAAGTGTTAATTGGACATAAAGGTACTTCGTTACTTGATACTGGTTACATCTACGCACCGTACGTACCATTACAATTAACACCTACAATGTATAACCCGTTTAATTTTACTCCAATAAAAGGAATAATGACAAGGTATGCTAAGAAGATGGTTAATAACAGATTCTACGCTAGAATTACCGTTGACGGTGTTCGTACTTTTGATTTAAGAGAATTAAGATAATTAATTTTTTAAAATAATTAACAAATAAAAAGGGACTTATAGTCCCTTTTTTGTTATAATAACATTTCGTATTTTAAATTTCCAGTGTCCCAAATTTTATCATAACCTAATTCGGACATTATTTGTGATTCGCTTTTATTTTTATTATGTCCCATTTTGACTAATTTATCTTTACGATAATTAAATCTATGTTCTCTAATGTCGTATTTTTTAGTGTAAGAATAATTTGGTTTAGTTTCACCAATAAAATTAAAACCTATCTTAGAATAAAAACAATAATCGTTTGTTGGTGACCAGTTTCTATTTGAATATGTAATTATTTTTTTTGGTGAATAATTTTTAATAAAAAAATTTAATAATTTTGTAAATCCGCCAACAACATTATTTGAACAAAACCTATATAGTTCATATTCGTTTTCATTTTTAATTTTATTACCTAAAACATTTCTTAATTTACCAAACGACATTACACTTACTATTTCATCATTATGTTTTAATCCTAAATAAATTGAAGACTTATCATTACCCTGTAAATGGTTTTTATTAAGGAAGTCGCTTTTTTGTTTACTAGTTAAAATAATTATTTTACAATTTCTAGCATATAATTTAAAATTATTTTTATGTAATAAGTTAATAATTCTATCTTTTACTATGTTCTTTTTCATTAACCATTCATCCGAAAAAATGTGTATTAAATGTATTTTTTTATTAACGCATTTAATTGTTTTATCAATATGGTAATTTTTATGTTTTCCTCTTTTTTCTGAATGCCAATATAAACCATTGTATTCTATTGCAACATTATATTCGGGTAAAAATAAATCTAACTCAACACCTCCCAATTGTTTTTTATCACATACTTTGACAACAACACCTAAATCACTTATAAATTTTTCAATTTCTTTTTCAGAGTTACTCCTATAAGAATGATTAATTTCACAATTATTTAAATTAGTAATAAATTCATTTTTGGTATTATTAGAAATTAATGAATTTTCACCAAATTTATTTTTATAATCATTAATTGTTGTCTCATGTAATAACAAATGGGTGTTAGATATTGTTTTAAATTGTTCTCCGCATAAATTACAAGTAATGTAATTTTCAGAATCTGAAAATAAAACTTCTCTGTCTATTAAATTTGAATATGTTGTGAATAACTTTAATTCCGATGGAAATTTTTTAACGTATTCGCTAATCGATGTGTGATTTTTTTCAATATGTTTAGATAATGCTCCGGTCTTATTAGTAATGTCTTTAGTTGACCAATTACATTCTAAACAATTAATTACATTATCGTTAATTTTAGGAACAAGGTTAAAATAATTAAAATGCCAATATTTTCCTGTGTCATTTAAATACATTCTTCTTTTAAACGATGAAGGTATTTTTTCATTTGGGGAGCATTTTTTAATATGTGTTATTATACCACCACTTTTATTTTCTATATCGTCGTATTTTTTACCACATGTTTTACAAGACAATATTAAATTTGAGTATTCAACTTTTTCAATAAAAATATGTTTTATTTGACCTCCTTTAGATTTTATTGGAATGTTGTTTTCTAATAAAATTTTTTTAAGTTTTAATTTTCCTATATTAAATTCTTTACATAATGTCTCAATAGAAACGTTTGTTTTGTACTTTTCAATTATTTTATTTATCATATAATAAAATTATACCTAAAATAGGAATAAAGTCAAATAATTAACTTATTTTTAAATTATTAATTAAAATTGGGATAAATAATAATTATAAATTAGTATTTAACCAACTTTTGTAATTATTACATTCTACCGATAAATAAATAGAAGAATTGTAAACCACGTCAAAACCAATTGTTAATTGAAATACTGATAATATTGTATCTTTAATTGTTTTTTCATTAATTTTATCTCCAGAACACTTATTAAAACTCCAACAACTCATATACCAAGTATCATCATGTAAAGTTTCGTCATAACATTTAATATCAAGATTTTCAACCCACCAATCTTTATCAATAACTAACGATATTGTTAAAGTGGGAGAATGTTTAAATTTATAGTCAATTAAATCAACATTAACATTGGAGATAAAAGAATATTCTTTTTGTAATATTTTTGTTAAAAGTTTGCCAAATTTTAAATTTTCCGGAATATTTTTACCTCTCATAGTAATAAATAGTTAACCTGGGGATATTTATAAATAAAAATGTTATGATAAAGAATTATAATTTCAATATATCGGAAGAAGAAAAAAGACAAATTTTAAATCTTCATGAATCAAGAACTAAACGTCATTATTTGATTAATGAACAAAAAATTCATTTTAATGATGCAATGGAACTGGAAAATGTAAAAAAAATTCAAGCTCAATTAGGATTTACGGGGGCGGACCTTGATGGTAAACTTGGACCTAAAACATTGGCGGCAATTACCGCTAAGTTGACTTCACCGGCAGCAGAAGTTAAAAAAGACGATAAAGTAACACCGGCAGCAGAAGTTAAAAAAGACGATAAAGTAACACCGGCAGCAGAAGTTAAAAAAGACGATAAAGTAACACCGGCAGCAGAAGTTAAAAAAGACGATAAAGTAACACCTGAAACTCCAAAAATTGATTTTTTTAATGATGATAATTATTAATTAATCAAAAATATCTTTTTTATTTTTATACAATTCATTAATTCTTTCAGGTAATCCCTGTAAACATTTGTGAAATGTCATTAAATTATTAACACCATAAATACTTAATTTTTCTTCAGGGTATACCGAGTCAAGTTATAGTTAATTTGAATTTAATAAGTCATTAAATAATTTTTCATCAAAAGGTTTAATTATTAATTCTTTATCTTCAAATAAAAATTTAAACAAATTTTCTTGTTCAAATTTTGTTAATTCTTTATCCTCAATCATTTTTTCAATACAATCTGAAATATTAAAAAAAGGTTTTTTAATTATTTTTGAAACAGGAAAACATTTTGTTTTTAAACCTTGAGTAAAAATCACTGTTTCATTTTCAAAAATTTCTATTGATTCAATAGTATGTTCGGTATTATCAACTAAGTAAATAATTTTTTCACCAATATTAAAGTTTTCCATAAAACAAAATTACTAATTTTTTTTATATAAAACAAACTATTTATAATAAAAAATATTTTAGAATGGATGTTAAATACGTTATAAGTGATTTAGAGAAAATACGTTTATTAATAGAATATGACATAAGTAAAACACGTTTTGAAAACAACCAGTTTATTAGTGAACAATCAGATTTAAGGGCGGTAACATCATCTGCCGGGGCAACGGCATCATATTATGATGGACCATATTTTTCACCTGGAGATTGGGACACTCATGATTTTTTAAACTGTGTTGAAATCACATCGTCTGTGTTAGGTATGTTACCAACACCATTGGCACCTCTTTTTTGGGGAATTTCGACAATTGCGGGAGTAGCTGACGCTGTAACATATTTTCAGGAAGATGACCCTTATATGGGAACTATGATGATGGCATTAAGTGTAATTCCAGGTGGTGAACTTTTAAAAATATTCAAATCTAGTAAAGTATTTCAAAAAATTGGAGTTAACGGACTTAAAAAGTTAATTAAATCATATAAATCAGGTAATTTACAAAAAGAATCTGTAAAATACTTAAAAGAATTTACAAACATTTTTAAAGAGCCTTCAGTTATTAAACAAGTTAATAAGGGGATTATTGAAGCGTCACTATTAGAATTAAAAAATAATTTAAAAAATAAATCGTCAAAATTTTTAATAAACTTTTTAATTTATTTATATAAATTCTCTAAAGGGGTAGGAAAAATAACATTCAAAGTAGGCGGAACCGTATTTGGTATAGATAAACTATATCTTCTTATTTTTGCGGACAATGAAAAATATTTTAATAGCCGTCAAAAAAATGAATTACGAATGTTAATAAATAAAACATTGGGAATTACAAGTGCGGTAAAAGATTATGAAAACAATTCTGAAGTTAAAAAACAATTATTGGATAATATTGATAAACAATTAAAAAATCCTGAAATGATTGAAGAGGTACTTGGTGATTTAAAAAATGCTACAGTGAAGGATTATGAAAATTTTAACCCTTCAAGTTTTGATTCAATTCCTAACGCAACAGAAATTGATAATAAACCAAACGCAACAGAAATTGATAATAAACCAAACGTAACTAATTTAAGAAGTGTTAATTCTTTTATAAAATAATTAAAATAAAGATATTTATATATTATGGAAAAAAAAATAATTAACGAAATAACAAGAATCCAAGAATTAATAGGTAAAAAAATACTAGTAGAAGGAGGCACTCCTACATTGTTTACTAAACTAATTAAATTTTTTGAAAAAAACGTAGGCGACGATGGACTGCCTTTTATGGGGCCATCGAACCCAGACCTTAAATTACTAAAAGCTGAAAAAAGTTTATTAAAAAAATTTGATATAATTTTAGATTACGCTAATCATAGTTCGATGATTCGTGAACAATTAATTAAATTTATTAATGCAGGAATGCCTCCAGCTGAATTACAAAAACTTAATGATTTTAAAACTTTTTTAATTACATATTCAAATAAAGATAAAACAATCCTTAAAAACGCTGTCAATAAAAAATTAGATTTAATGATACCTGATTCTAAGATTAGAGAAATTTATAAACTTGATTTTGATGATTATGTTGACAATTTAAAACCAACACCAATACCGCCTAAAAAAATACCGGTTAAAAAAGTTAAAAAAGTTAAACCCGCGCCAACTAATGTTCCAAAAGATGATAAAATGTTAGGAGATGAAATTAATAAATCAATTGATGATGCTTTTGTTAATAAAAAAATTCCATTAAAACACATTCGAAGATTTAAAACTGAATTTGAAAAAGCCGTCATTAAACAAGTAGATAAAATTCCAAAAGAAACTATTGATAAACTTAATTTTTGTATTAAGGAGTTAGAAAAAATACCAGGTTTGGAACGTCAAAAATTAGTAGAAACTATAGTAAGTGATTATGAGAGATTATCAGGTAAAAAAATGCCTTTAAGGGAGACACAAAGAATTAAAAACTTTTTATTAGGAAAAAATTTTAATAAAGCGGAATTTGATGGCACATTTTTTGGGACATTAGGAGCCATTCAGGACAACGCAGTGTCGTTTTTAATACATTGGTTTAGTAAATGTTTGTTATCAACTGGAATTTATGGTGCAAGTTATGCTGCCGATGCGTTTGCAGAGTTTCATGGTAATGAAAAAGCAAAACAATTAATGTATGACAAAGGTGATACTGCATGGGGAGCGTTTTTTATTCGAATATTAGGAGGTCCATTTGGACTTCTTTATACAATCATAGCGGATTTTATCCCATCAATGTGGAACTCACTTGTGGCGTTTAAAAACCATAATAAAGATGACAGAGGATTTATAAAACGTAAAATTGACAATTTCGGAATGTGGACTTTTAAAAAAGAACTAAAATACAAATATGATGTATTAGACGTTTATATTAATCTAATAACAATTAATAAAGACGGATTTCCAGTTTATGATTACAAAGGTACTCAATATGAAATTTATAATGTAGACTTAACAGACGTTAACAAAGCTCATATAATTATTAAAGGTGAAACACCTGAAGATGATAAAACGTTTTATTTAACGGGACCACAATTTAAAAAATAATTTTAAAAATATGAAAAACAGATTAATAATAACCAATGAAGAAAAAAATAGAATTTTATCAATACATAAAATTGCTATTAACGAATCTAACATGTCCAAATTTTTAAAAAAAAGTTTGGTAATTAAAGAACAAGATTTAGATAATGCTCCAAGTGAAAAAAACCCACCCCCTTCAAAAACTAAGGACAAAATTGATAATGTTAAAAAAAAAGGAAAAGAGATTATCGATAAAATTAAAGATGTTAAAGATGAAGTAATTGACGACCCAAATAATAATGGTAGTAAGATATCCAGATGGTGGGAGGGGATTCAAGATGACCCAGAAAATGATGGTACAGTATTAAACAGAAAAAAAACTCCAGGGCAAACTAAAATAGAAAATGCGTGGCAATCTGTTAAATTATATGCTATTCAAAATAAATTAAAAAGTCATACAGAAACAACTGGCACTCATGATGATGCTAAAACATATTATGATATTAAAGGGACAAAGTTTTACGAAGACGGTTATAAAATGGGAACAGATAAAAAACTTGTTCCGTATTTTGAAGATGATGATGCGTTAACAATTGTTTATCCAGATAACAAATCAGAAACTAAAACAGAAACTAAACCAGTTACAACACCTACTCCAACAGTAATTCAAAAACCAACATACACATCTACTGAAGATAAAGACTTTTAATACAATATATTATGAAAACAGAAATAGGTAGAATAAAAATAAAACAAATATTAAAGTCGTATATTAAAGAAAATAAAACGTCTAATGTTATTTTAGAGCAAAACAATGATACACAATTAGTGAGTAAATTAAAAGGGTTGATTAAATGTTTTAACTCTACATTAGTACCTACTGTAACTAAGATGGGTGGTGAGGGGGATTATAAATTTGCAATTAGAACAACTGGAAAGTTAGGAGGTTATCGATATTTTTTTATAAATGGAAAGGCGGCACAACAACCAAAAGATGGAGTTTTAAAATACGTCTCTGATTGGAATCCTAGTGAATGCGCTCCATCACAACAATCTGCATCATATACAACACAACAAAAGTCATTTATTGAAAGTTGGAAATCCAAACATCCTGGAGCTAAATTTCAAGATGATTTACGAGGAGAAGAACAAAGCTCATATACCGAACAACTAGTTAGTCCAAAATCTGACGGTATATTTACCGAAGATTTATACATGTGGTTACCACCCGCAAATTTAAAATTGGGTAGTACGATTACCGACGCGTTTAAATTACAGGCGGACGCTCAAACACCAACAGATAATAAAGGTTGTAAAGAGGCAGTTAAAACTTTTTATGACGCATATAAAAACCAACTTGCAATTGACCCAAGTGTGGTATCATCTTTAAACAAACAAGTTAAAGCATGTAGAACCCGTTACTATCAAAAATGGGGATTTTTACAAGGAGGAAATAAGTTAGATAAAATGTTAGAAGAGTTAGCTGGAGTAACTTCAACTGAGCCTTGGTATGTAAGTGCTCGTTAATCGTTATTTTTTTTTGTTAAACATCTAAGTGATTTTGATAATATTTCAGCTTCAGCAAAAGTATACATTCCTGTTTTAAGTCCGTAATTAAGAGCTTGTCCAATAATATACATTGCGGTTTCAGGTGTTAACGTATTAAGAATAACATCAAGATGATTTTCATCTGATAAAGGTATATTATCAAAAAGTTTTCCAAAAATTTTAGTTTCTTCCATAATATTAAAGATAAGTTAAAAAAAATTTTAAATCAATTAATAAGATATTTATATTTTAAATGGATAAAAAAACAATAATTGATATTGCTTTTGATAGTATAATTCAAAGAACAAATTCTATTGATGAAGTTTCAACTATAAATAGGGGGTCTTATAGTCTTCCTTTAACACCAGGTGTTAAGTATTTTAAAAAAAATGAATTAGCTCCATATGAGATTCAAGTGTCAAAGTATGATAGTGCGGATTTGGCTTTTGATAGTTATGATGGGTCACTTGACGTATCAAAATCTAAAGCGTCCAAAATTGAAAAAATTTCTAAAAAAATATCAAAATATTTAAAAAACCATCCAAATAATAATGATGATGATGGTGACGTATTAAATCAATCGCCCGGTAAAATCAATGAAGACTTGGGGGTTTGGTTTGGGACAAAAACTAAACCTAAGGGGAGTTCTGAACCAAAAGGTCCTTGGGTTAACATATGTAAAAAGGTCGACGGAAAACACCCTCCTTGTGGACGTAATCAGGCGACTGACAAAGCATATCCTAAATGTAGAGCGTCCGGGGTTGCGGGTAAGATGAGTGATTCACAAAAAAGGTCCGCATGTTCACAAAAAAGAAAAGCGGAAAAATCCCATCCTAAAACAGGAACTGGGAATTCTCCTAAAATGGTGTCATATCGGCCAAGAAAAAAATAACAATATTTAATGATTATAAGCGTTTACTGCAATTATTCTTTTGGATGGGGGTAAAGGTGTGTTTAACGGAAAATTATGTTTTTTAGTTGAGTCTACGGTGTATTTAACATCATGGTCAAAATTACCGTAAAATTTAGTTAATTTACCAACGTATTTCATGTCATCAGTAACTGCATATAAAAAGTCAATTTGAGTTTCAGTGTTGTCTTGACTAATAGTTAACCACATCTTTCTAAAGTCACCAGTAGTGTCTCTATCTTCATATATAACATCAACAAGACCATATGTTTGTGGAGTATTAATTTGTAAAATAGGCGCGGTTTCATCTTGAATTACTTTTTTATTTTCATTAAATAAAAATCTTACTGTTTTATTATTTAAATTAACTATTACTGTTTTTACATATTTTTTTGGAATAATAATCATTTCTTTTCTTTCTAAATTATCATTATCTAAGGCATTTTCGTAAGTTTTAAATTTGATATCGTAATTATAACATAAAAACGTATCAATACTTAACGTATAAATTTGACTTTTGATTAGGTTAGTTCCTAGTAATAGTAATATTGTTAAAATTAAATTTTTCATATGTATTTTTTTTTATTTGGTTAATAATCAATACAAATATAATAATTATTTTTTTAATCGGATGATTTTTTTAAAAAAATTTATATTTATTAATAAATTATTAATATAATGAAAAAAATTATAAAATTAACTGAAAACGATTTAATTAATTTAGTAAAAAAAATTATAAAAGAACAAATTGTTACTCCTAAACCTTATGTTGTTATTGGTGGGGTTACATATAAAAATAAAAAGTTAACAACAAAAAGAAAAGTTGAAAGGTTTTTAGAATATAGTTTTCCTACTGATTTAGGTTTAGATTCTAACTATTTAAAACATATTAAACAAACTGATGTTGATAGTATGTTAAATTATGTGGCCAGAACTGGTGGCGATTTTAAGAATTCTAATGGTTATACAAAATTAATAACTTATTTTAAAGATATTAAAGGTCCTCTTGAAAAATTTAACGAAAAAATATCACAATTTGTTAAGATGCAATATTCAGCCGCTAACTTGACAGTATCAATTTAGATTTACAGGAGTGAATCAAAAGGTAATTTTAATAGGAAAAACAACTAATGATTTACTTTTTTTAAAGAATAATTTTATTTGTTTGTTACTGTATAAACGTTCTTGTTTATAAAATTATTTAATCATTACAGAATCTAAATTATTAGACCGAACACGATTAATAGTTGTATCTGTAATTAATTTTGGTATAGAATCTTGTTTAATTTTAATTTTTTTAACTGTTTTTTTAACAACTTTAACACTATCAACATTAATTAATGATTTAATTACAGGACTTATTACTTTAACCGTATCAAACACAATTATTTTTTTTCCATTACTGTTTAATCTCGAATTACTACTACATATTATCACAATAATAAGTAAAAATATAGGGATTATTGTAAATAAAATACCGGTATAAAATAGTTTATCAAACTTTGTCATTGAATAGATTTTGATATATGTTAGTTAATGAATGTTTAACATTAGATTTAATTTCCATTTCCATTTTTTCTCGTCTACGTTCTACTTCATGGTCAAATATATGGGTTAATTTCTCATAAGGCCTACCCCAAATATCAATATTATAACTGTAGTTATGGTTAACGATTGTCATTTGATTGGGTTCAATAATAATAAAAATTTGAGTTTCATCGCTTTTAATATATCTTTTTTTTGAAATTGGAGAAATTAATAAACTAGTTGATTCTTTTTCCATTAAATTATGACATATTGCAAAACATTCATAATCATACTCACCTCGTTTTTTTAACTCTTTTGGGGTCAGCATTTTATAATACTTAATCGATAAAGATTGTAAAAATCTTCTAAATTTGTGTTTATTAATATTGGTTTTCATTTGTAATAGAATATACTACAAATATAAGAAGTTTTTTTGATTAAACCAAAAAATAAATTTTATTATTTTTTAACCCAGTTTCCGCCTTTACTATTGTAATGTTTAACTGCGGCTCCATTACAATAAGCACTTGGACAAACTTTGTATCTAGATTTTGCCCAAGCCAACGACGCTTTCCATAATTTTTGATTTGTTGCGGTGTTTTTTTTCTTTTTTTCTGTTAATTCTTCTGATTCTCCCATAATATCTTCATGGTGATTCATATCGTCAGTAAAGTTATTTTCAGTCGATTTGGTTTCATTCATTAAAAAATCAAATACTTGGTCAATAGATTCTTTTGCGGTTGCAATATGGTCTTGAGCCCAATCATGTCCATTTTCTAATATATTATGAATTTGTTCTTCATTTTCTTGTAATAAAATTTCGGTTTGTCTATGAATTTGTTCTAAATTTGAAAAAAACATATATCTATCATTGTTTTTTTCATGAGTTTCATTTAATACTTTTTTAACAAGTTTTTTAATAAGTGAATTTTCAAAATTTTTCATAATATTAATTAAGGTATTGGTTTAATCTTCAGTTATATCAAATTCATCAATTACTGTTTTGGCGTCAATCATGTTTAATTTTATTAAACGTTTTGTTAATTGAGCTTTTCCCATTTTTCTAAGATATCTAACAACAATTGGAGGAATATCGTCTTGATATTTACCAAAAAGTTGAGACATAATTTCACTTTCTTTAGGTAATGGTTCAAAATCGGCTTTTGACCTTGCGGCTCTCATTCCAGATTTACCTTTTTCGTAATTAGGAGTTTCTTCAGTTTCGTTAATTATTTTTTGAACTAATTTTGTTAAATCCGTTTCTGTTAATCTAATCGTTTTTTTCATTTTATTTTAAATATTTAACCGTTTAATCCGTTTCCGCCAATAACGACAGCATTTAATTGTACCACCGCTTTACCAAGTTCGTTTGTGTAAATAGGTGATGGTGCGTAAACTTTACTTGCAGTGTTTCCAGTGTAAGTATCTTGATTACAAAAAATTGAACCGTTTTGTGATGTATCTGCACTTAATGGGGTGTAACATTCAGTACAACTATTATAAGGACCATATGAAAACGACATTGTTGCTGATTGTGTGGTACGAGCCCCAGTATTTAATGTTACACAAATTCCGTTACTTAGTTGATAAACTTTTGTATCTGTTATCTCTCGACTATCAATAACATAATTTATGACTTCACCATGACATGTTGTAGCAGTAACTAACACGTTATATAATGGTGTTGCTGATGGAGTAGGTGTTGGAGTATGAGTTGGAGTAACAGAAATAGTTGGAGTTATTGTTGGAGTTGTAGTTTTTGT